GTTGATCGACAGCCCGACGCCTGGCGTGCGGACCATCCGCCGCCGCTGCTGCTGATCCACCCCCGGCCGGGGGCACCGACGCCCCCGGCCGCTCGACTCCACCAACCCATCTGATCCATAGGAGGATCCATCATGTCTCGTCAGCCGAAGCACGACACCGCGAAGCGCACCAGCGCCGGGCGCCGCCAGACCCTCGAGCGCCGCGCCATCCGCGCCGCGAAGTACGGGGCGAACCGATGAGCGCCGCGGTCCTGCTCGACTCGGGCCGCCCGCTGACGGCGGAGCTCTACGAGATGGCGACGCCCGCCGAGTGGCAGTCCCTCGGGCGCCGGGTCCCCGGCACGCTCTGGCAGCGGATCGGCAGCGCCAGTGGACCGGTGCGCGGCACGCGGCGCTACGCCGTCGGCACCGTGGTCGACCACTACGAAGGCCGCCGCCTCCGGGCGATCGAAGTCGAGACGAGGGACGAAGTCGCCGTGTCCCGGGTCCGCCGCCCGCACGAGGTCGAGGCCAACGCGTACCCGTCCTGCCTCGTCTACGCGAAGCCGGCGGAGGGGTCCGCCTAGGCCGGCCGGCGGGGCCTGAGTCTGAGAATCTGCTCAGGCTCCGCACATGTGAGAATCGTCGTCAATAAGTCACAGTTTCCCACTAATCCGAGGCTCTCAGAAAACCTCATACGGAAGTGTGTGGATAACTAGGCCGGTTGCGCACCATCTCCCGGCCCGCCATGAAACCCGCCGCACCGAGGATCCCTCATTAGTAGCACCGCATCCTCGCCTCCTTCCCATACTGGGAAACCGGGATGCGTGGCGCCACTAGAAAACGCCCGATCAGCTATCTGATCCCCTCGGTTTCTCAGTATCTCACTACTACTACCCCCTGATAGAACGTTTGAAGCTGGATCTATACCAGTATGGTATTTAGAGCATCTTGTGGATAACTAGGCAAGATATACCTAGCGCCGTAGAAGGACCTCAGCTAGACTCCCATTACTGGGATAGTGAGAAACTGCGATACGGCCTCCCAGATTCAGACTCGCACCATCACCCATCACCCATCACCCATCACCATCCAGAAAGCAGGCACCCCATGCCCTCCATCACCTTCGACGCTCACGAACTCGCCGCCATCGCCTCGCTTCACCAGGCCACCCCGCAGGTCAAGAGCGAGCGCCAGATCACCCCCGTCCTCGGCTTCATCCAGCTGACGGTCACGCCGACCGCGGGAGTGGACTCGACTGCGGACGGCGACCCGATCCCCGGCGGCTGGGATGTCGTCGCGGTGGCGACCGACCGTTACATGGTCGGTCGCATCCGGTGGACGATCCCCATGCCGACGGATGGCACCGAGCCCCGCGTGCTCGGTGCCGACGACGGACCGGTCACGGTCACCCTCGACAGCCTGCACCTGAAGGACGCGGCCGCGACCGCGAAGAAGACGCGGGAGCAGTTCCACGCGCTCTCGTGGGAGCAGCACGAGTCGGGCACCGGCGACAGCAAGCCCGCCACCTTGCGCACGGGTGGATCGACCCTCGTGATCGCCACCGGTGGGCACTTCAACTACCCGCCCGTGTCGCGGCTGATCCCCGACTACTCGGACCTGGTGGACACCCCCGAAGTGGCGATCAACCTGCACCGCGTCGCCCGCATCGCGAAGATCAGCGCGCCGGTCTACGTGCACGGCGCCTCGGAGCTGGCGTGGAAGCTGCAGAGCACGGGGGAGCCGTGGACCTCGACGTCGGGCAAGCCGAAGCCTAAGCCGGTCATCTTCCGCATGTCGGAGCGGGGGGTCGACGTCTGCGCGATCCTGCAGCCGAACCTGATCCTCAGCTAGTCGCTCTCTCTCGTCCCCGGACTCGCGCCGGGGGCGGGGGTGTCCGCCTAGATCCGCGCGACTCCACCACCACAGAAAGCAGGCATCATGCCCAACGAAAACCCCGACTTCATCCTGCCGACCGAGCACCCCGGCATCTTCATCCTGGCGGGCGCTCTGCGAGCGTTCGCGGACCGCTTCACCGGCGAGGTGGCGGGCGACACCGCGCAGAGCTTCACGTGCTCGGAGGTCGAGGCCGTCGCGGGAGTGCTGCGCGCGGTCGGCTGCACCGGCGACGCCGACGCGTGGATCGAAGAACACGCCCTCGGCGACGAGGAGGGCGACCAGCACTGGGACGGGGAGCGACAGCCGCCCGTGCCCGAGTGGACCGACCACGCGGCCGAAGGTGGCAACGCATGAGCGCGCACCCTTCGCCCCACCACCCGACGAAGTACGGCGCCCCGGTGCGCGCATGGGATCTCGTCTCGTTCCTCGACAGGGACCGGCCGGGAACCCTGCTCGCAGATGGACAGCGCGACCCGTCGAGGTCGGTGCGGATCGAAGCGCCGACCGACGCCGACCTGACGCTGGCAACCTCCGATTGCACGCCGAGCAGGTACGTCGTGACCTGCCGCCTGCCGGGGCGCTCGCGCTCGCGTCGCCAGCGCGTCTACGTCGAGCGGGAGTCGGGCGCCGCGGTGATCCAGGCCCGATACGTTCGGCTGGAACTGGATTCGCAGGTGTGCGGCCTCGCCAACCTGCTCGCCCCGTTCTCGGAGCAGCCCGAAGTGCGCGTACTGTCGGCGGCCCGCGCTGAGGAGGTGGGTGCCCCGCTCGAGGTGTCCGCACTCGTCGCCGGCGTGCGCTACGTGACGCCGGCCAGCACCCTGTACGCCTGGCTGGTGAACGCGCCCGCCGTGTTCGCTCTCACGTCGCCGCCTGCGCATCACGTGCTCGCCCCGCCGCCGATCGGCTCGCCCGCCTACGTCGAGCGCGGCACACCCTGGGATGTCACCCCCGACTTGCATAGCAATGAATAGCCTGTCATACTTGACGGAGTCAGCCACCACCACCCACCCCCGCACGACAGGAGCACACCACCCCATGAGCACGAACATCCTCGACACCGCCGCCGCCACCTTCGCCGCCACCATCGCCGCCGAGTGGCCCTACCAGATCGCCGCCCGCGCCGGTGGCAACCTCCGCCCGCAGTACGTCCACGAGGAGGGGCGCACCAGCGAGACGAACGTTTACGGGTCGGAGAAGGCGCACGTCACCCCCGACGGCGTGACCCTGCGGCTCTCGCACGGCGGCGCGTTCGTCGTCGGCGTCCGGGGCGACTTCATGGAGTGGATCGCCCGCGCCGACGAGGACGAGCTCGACAACCTCATGCACAACAACCCGGCGCACGAGTCCTCGGACTTCGACTACTCCATCAGCCTGGGGGCGGATGAGCGCGTCGAGAGCATGAAGCCCTACGAGACGATGCAGGCCGTCCTGGACCTCGAGATCTGGGAGAACGACAGCGACGGCAGCAACGGCACGATGGCAGCCGCGGCCGAATGGATCGCCCGCGACTTCTACCGCGCGGTCTGGAAGAGCTACGAGACGTCGCTGCGCGAGGCGCTCGTCGAGGCGACCGAGGACGCCGAGGGCGACGCGTGAGCGCCGAGATCCTGGCCGACCTCGCCCGGGAGTCCGCGCACTTCGCGGCCTCCCCGGCGGGGGAGCCCGCCCGGCCGGAGCCGGAGCAGCAGACGGGGCGCCTGAGCGTCAAGCAGTGGCGCGACCTGCGCACCGCCGCTGACAAGGTGGCCGAGCTGCTGGCCGAGTCGCCCGAGGCCGCGCTGCTCGTCTACGACGCCCTGGCGACGCGGATCCGCCGCGCGACGTTCCCGCAGCCCGACCCGGTGCTGATCTCGGAGGACGAAGGCGCCTACGAGCGCATCGAGTGGCCGTGCCCGCACTGCGGAAACGATCTCGCCGAGGTCGACGGCATGCGCGCTGTCGACGTGGCGACGCGCTGGACGAAGAACGGCGGCATCGCGGTCTACCCGCACTCGACGCAGGTGCACTTCGACTACAGCGACAGCGACGCGGACTTCAACGGCCTGCACTACGCCTGCGAGGCGTGCGACCGCCCCGTCTCCCTCCCGGCGGGGGCGAGCGAGTGACTGGACCGGCCGCCGACTTCTTCACGGAGCCGTGCCCGAAGCTCGCCAGCCGCATCGCGCCGCACCGCCCGCACCAGGTGCTGGAGCGCGCCCTCATCTACATCTGCATCTGGTGCTACAAGACCACCCCGACCAAGAAGGAGGCCACCGTGCCCGAATCCGCCACCCGCACCGCCCGCATGCAGTTCGTCCGCAACGACTTCGACCCCGCCGAGGAAGGCAAGGTCATCGCCACGGCCGAGGTGGACCTCGAGCTCGGCAATGTCTATGTGGACGCCGAAACGCTCTCGGCGCTCATCGACGCCTGGACCGAGGTCGCGTCGTCGCCGCGCACGGAGTCGCACGGCGACCGGCTCTGGATCCTCGCCCACATGGACGGCGACGGCCCGGCGGCGCACGTGGTGGAGTCCGGCGACAGCGACGGCCGCGCGCACTACTGGTCCGTGCCGGTCGACGGCTGGTGGCCGCTCGGGTGGAGCATCGAGCCCGAGGAGGCGACCACCTGGGAAGTGCAGGTGAACGACGACGACGACACCGCCGATCTGCTCGACCCGGTGCTAGCCGACAACGGGGACCACTCGACCCTGCGCGTCTGGGCGAAGACCGACGAGCGCGGCGTGCCCGTGCTCTACATCGACGCAACGCCGTTCCTCGGCTCCGGCTTCCACGTGGAGACGAACACGGGCCGCAAGCTCATGCTGGCGCCGAACGACGCCCGTACCTGGTTCATCCCGGCGCAGGCGGCCCGCTGATGGTCGACCTCAACGACCGCTCCGAGTGGGCGACGTTCACCAGCGGGCTGGACGACCTGCCGTGGATCACGTACCCGGTGGACTGGCGCAACGGCCTGCACCCGGCCGGCCCGCCCATCCTGGACGTCGAGACGATCAGCCGCCTGCATTCCCGCCTCGAGGCCGGCGCGCTGCGCATCGACGGCAACTGGAACGCCGCGGCGCTCGCGGTGCCGATGGATGTCTTCGCGGACATCTTCGCGGCGGCGATCGACGCCGAGCTGGCCGAAGAGACGTTCCAACTGCCGATCGACGTGCGGATCGGCGCCCTCGTGCGCACGCTGACGGCGTGCATGGAGATCGACGCGGACCGCGCGAACCTCGACGAGGTGGCGGCCGCGGAGCGCGCCGCCTCGCACGGCGTCGAGCTCGACGACCTGGTGAAGTCGACGACGGACAACGACCTCGAGGAGGCGGTGCTGTCGGTGAAGCCCGCCCGCCTGGCCGAGCTGATCGACGTGACCACCGGCATGCTGGCCGACTGGCGCTCTCGCAAGGTCGGCCCGCACTGGGTGCAGCTGTCGAACCGGCGCGACAGCATCCGCTACTCGCTGGTCGACGTGCTCGACTGGATCGTGGAGCGCGAGCAGGCCACCGACACCACCGAACCGCGCCGACACTGACAAGCGTGCTATGCTTGTCTAGACAGAAGGGAGCCGACATGGCGAACACCAGAGGCGGCCGGGCGAAGTACCCGGACGGCATCATCTCCGAGAACCAGGCGGCCGAGAAGCTCGGCGTCAGCCGCGTGACCCTCGGCGACCGGCGCAAGCGCGGGCTCGTGAACCCCGACGTGCTGGTCGACCTCACCGGCCAGGTCTACCTGGGTCGGTCCGGGATCACCGGCTACCGGGTCGAGGCCCTCGAGGACCCGAGCATCCCGCTCTACGTCCCGCAGACGTGAAGAACGGGCGCCCCCTGCCGCCAGGAAGAGGACGCCCGCCCACGGTCACCACCGCCGACTCTGAGAGTCAGGCGCCACCATACCAGGAAGGATCCGCAGATGGACCTCAACCACCTCGCCCACATCATCGCGACAAACGTCGCGGTGCAGCCCGAGATCGAGTACGTCAACGTGCACGACGACGGGCACGCGATCGACGTCGCCCCCTACGAGGGTCCGCGCTTCCGCATCGACGTCCGAGTGGAGGCGGGCGAGTGACCCGCACTCTCGGCCGGAAGCCGCTGCCGCTGCCGCGCTCGTTCAAGGACGGCCTGCGCTCGCTCGGCCTCGCCCCGTTCGTCAACGTCACCGACAAGGGCGACCCGAAGCTGCCCGGCCAGCCCGCGAAGTGGCGCCACCCGACCCTCGACCTCGTCGTCGAGGCGACCGCCTCGAGCATGGCCGGCGAAGGCGACATGATCTTCGTGCAGTCGCCGCAGCTGCCCGACCTCCCCAAGCGCGCGAGCGTCGACCTCGTGCTCGCCCTCCTGGCCGGCGCGAAGCACCGCCAGACGCACCCGAACCAGGTGCGCTCGTGACCGTCGAGGCGCTCACTCAAGAGGAAGTCGAACGTGAGCAGCGGATGCAGGAGTACCACGATGAGCAGTGGATCACCGCTGCCGATCTGCCGCAGCCCATCACGCGCGACCAAAGCGACCAGCTCGCCCTTGCGCAGCTGATCGAGGAGTACATCCGGGGCCAGCGCGCCGAGCACCGGCTCTACCCCGAGCACTGGTCGCTCAACCTCGCCCGCCACCTACACTCCGCGGTGCGCTCGTGACCATCGACCTCACCACGATCACACTGCCGCCGACCATCGAGCTCGGCCGGTACCGCACCCCTGTCGAAGTCGAGCTGACCGCGTTCGGCACCGGGCTGCCTGTCGGCGCCGGCTACCGAGTCGTGCTGACGACGCGGCCGCGTGACCGGATGACGCCGCGCGAGGTGATCAGCTCGACGATCCTCGACCACGAGATGAGCCAGGAGAACGTCGACGCCGTCATCCAGGCGCTCGCTCAATCGCTCGCCCAGGTCGCCGACCGGCACGCCGCCGACACGCTGCGCCGCCAGGGCTACGCGGTCTAGACTTAGACCCGCCAAAAGTATTACCACCACCCCCGAACGAAGGAGACACCGCTATGTCCGAAACGACCGCCTACACCCAGAACGGCGCCACCCAGCGCGCCCGCGAGCTCGTCGAGAAGTACGGCCAGCCCCGCGTCTTCGTCCTCGACCCGGCCGCGCTCGAGCCGCTGCTCGAAGAGCTCGCCACCACGCCCGTGAAGACGTCGATCGACGGCGAGACGATCACCGTCACCACCGCCAGCGACGCGACCGTCTCCGCGCTCGTCGCCCTCGCCAGCGACTACGAGGCGTCCGAGAAGGCGATGAAGGCGCAGCGCGAGCGCATCACCGCCGCGCTCGCGCAGTCCGCCGACGAGGTGCCGGACGGCATGACCGGAGTGTCCGTCCTCACCGCGCACGGCGCGCCCGTGTTCCGGGTGCGGAAGACGGAGAAGACGATCCTCGACCAGGCGGCCGTCAAGAAGGTGTTCCCGCAGGACGACCCCGACTCGGCGGCGCTCTACAAGACGTCGGTCACCACCACCCGCGAGTACGTCCGATGACCGGCCGCGACGAGATCCGCGCCGACGTCGCCGCCGTGCAGCGCGTCGCCGAGCAGGAGGTGGCCCGCGAGGCCGCCGAAGCCGAGCGCCGCCGCGCGGCCCGCGAGATGGACGAGGCGGAGCGCATCCGCGCCGATTTCGAGCCGAAGGCCTCCGACACCTGGCCCCGCCACGAGAGCTTCGCCGAGGTGTTCAACGCGGCGCTGCCGCCCGCCCCTGAGCACTACGCGCGGGTGGAGCGCGTCGACAGGCTGCACCAGGGACTCGACACCGAGGTCCAGAAGCGCTTCGGAGGCGACATGGAGCTCGGCGTCCAGATCGACCGCCTGCGCCACCGCGTCGTCGAGGCGTACATCGCCTCCGGGTGCTCGCTGGCCGCCAGCGTCGCGATCGGCGCTTACCTGTTCTTCACCCGATGACCGACCTGGTCATCCTCGCCCGCAGCGAGGAGGAGGCGGCGGCCGCGTGGCAGCTGGTCGACCCCGGCTTCACCCAGATGCCGATGCTCGCGGCCGCCGCCGGCCAGATCGAGGATCTCGTCGGCCAGAACCCGGTCGTGGTCGTCGTCGCCCACTGGCAGGAAGGCGTGCTCCGCCCCAGCCACCGCGACGTCGCCCGGCTGCTCGCCTACCGGGCGCTGCACGACTGGACGCTCATGCAGATCGCCCTGCCGCAGTTCTGCGAGCACTGCGCACGCGAGATCGCCGAAGGTCGCATGGTCGAAGGGATCCAGCCGTGACGGGCCGGTACCCCGACGAGCCGCCGTGCATCTGCACCTACTGGCTCGACACCCCCGCCGGCCGCGAGGACCGGCTCGACAAGCCCAACTGCCCATACCACCACCCGAAGGAGGACTGACCGATGATCGCCGACACGCTCCCCAACGGCTTCCGCTCTCAGCAGGTGCTCGGTTCGATGGACGTGCTGCTCAAGCGCTCGCTGCTGCTGGCCGACCAGCCCGGCACCGGGAAGACGCTGCAGGCGCTGCTCGCCCTCGAGCTCGACGGTGCCTTCACCGGGAAGCGGCCGTACTCGGCGCTCATCATGACCAACACGACCGGATGCCAGCTGACGTGGGCCGGGGAGCTGCGTCGCCGGATCCTGTCGCAGTACCCCGACGTCGTGATCTGCGACCTCACCGACACTCGCGGCAAGAAGACGATGCCCTCACTCGCGGTGCGCAACGACCGGGTGGCGCAGGCGATGATGCAGGCGCGCGACACCGGCGCCGCGCTCGTCGTGCTCACCAACTTCGAGGCGCTGCGCATCGTGGCCGGCCAGCAGCCGAAAGTGTCGCACCTGTTCGACATCACCTTCGACGCCGTCGTCATCGACGAGTCGCAGCTGGTGCTGCCCACCACCGAAGACGGCACCGGCAAGGTGTCGCAGTTCTGGCGGGGGCTCATGCGTCTGCGCATCGCCGAGCGCGCGATCCGCCTGGATATGTCGGGCACCCCCGACCGCGGCAAGCTCGAGAACCGCTACGGGCACTGGAAGTTCCTGCACCCCCGCTCGCACACCAACTACTGGGGCTGGGTGGCCGCGCACTTCTTCACCTGGCGCGAGGTCGTCGGCGAGAAGCGCCTCCCGAACGGCCAGCGTCAGAAGATCGAGGCGACCATCATCGGCGGCCTCAAGAACCCGGCCGCGTGGGTGGAGTACGAGCACCAGCACATGCTGCGCCGCACGAAGAAGGAGATGTTGAAAGGCCTGCCCGAGAAGCAGTGGGCTTCCGACGGCGCGGTGGAGCTCGACCTCACCCCCGCGCAGCTGCGCCAGCACGCCGACTTCCGCGCCGACCTCGACGCCCGCAAGCTCGAGTACATCGCCGCCGACGAGCCCGGGAAGGCGTCCGCCCTCGAGCTGCAGTGGCCGATGCGCTCGCGCCAGATCGCCACGTGCACGTGGAACTTTGAGATCACGGAAGACGCGAACGGCGAGCCGCACATGCACGGCACCCCGCTCGTCGCCGGCCCGGAGTCTTCCAACAAGCTCGCCTGGCTGCTCAACTGGATGCAGGAGCGCGGGTACGTCCGCGGCCAGGACTTCGACGTCACCGGTGGCAAGGTAGTGATCGTCTCGTTCTTCACCGAGGTGCTCGAGTGGCTCAAGCTCGAGCTCGCGGCCGCCAACATCGAGGCCGAGGTGATGTCGGGCGACACCCCGGCGCCGCAGAAGCTGGCGATCGAGGAGCGCTTCCAGCGTGGCGACTTGCGGGTGATACTTTTGTCGGGTTACCTTGGCGTGTCGATCAACCTCGACGCCGCCGACGACATGATCTTCGCGGACCCGAACCACGACCCCGACCGCATGGAGCAGGCCGAGGACCGCATCCACCGCGCCAGCCGCGACCACCAGGTGATGTACTGGCGCCTCTGCTCCCTCGGAACCTCCGACCCCGACGTGATCGCCGCCATCGACGACCGCTACCGCACAACCAGAACCATCTACGACGGATCCCGCGGCGTCACCCACGCCCGCGCCGGTATCCGCCGCTGACACGAAGGAGACACCATGACCGACCAGATGAACGAAGCGCACCGCGAGCAAGGGCGCATCGCCGAGATCCGCGCCCGCTTCCAGACGGTCGCCCCCGACCAGGAGCAGGCCTACTTCCTCACCTACAACCGCGAGCAGTTCGCGGATCTCGCGCAGATGCTCGCCGAGCAGACCGCGCCGTGCCGCGAGCAGGCGCTCGCGCTCACCCACCTCGAGCAGGCGAAGTTCTGGGCGAACCAGGCGATCGTGCACAACGGGCTGCACCCGAACGTCGTCGAGCAGCTCGAGGCGCTGCGCAACCAGCCCGAGCCCGAAGAGCCCGAAGAGACGCCCGACTCCGAGTTCACCGGCGAGCCCCTCTTCGACGACGACCTCATCGGCACCGGGCCGACCGCCTGACCCTCCACCACCACCGAACGAAGGAGAACACCGTGACCACGTCCAACTGGACCCCCGAGCAGGGCGAGCCGAAGCAGACCGACTTCGAGGGCGACTTCCGCGCCTTCGCCCAGGCCCGCCTCGCCTACGGCAAGTACGTCGCCGAGCAGGCCGCCGCGGCGCCCGCCGGCGAGACGGTCGAGACGGCCGCCGCCGAGGCTCCCCTCGTCGTCCCGCCGCCCGTCGCCCCGCCGGCAACCGTGATCGCCGTCAAGCCGGCCGGCGACCCGCTCGCTGCGCTGCAGCAGAACGACGAGCCGGGCATGGGCTACGCCGTCGACCCCGACATCGAGGACCGCAGCGTCGAGGTCGAGGCCAACGAGTACCACGAGGCCTTCGTGCAGGGCGACGACGGCGAGTACGGCGCCGACGTCGTCGACGAGCAGGCCGTGCACGAGCTGCAGCAGGAGGCCGCGGCGGCCGCCGCCGAGACGGAGAAGCCGAAGCCGAAGCGCACCCGCGCGCCGCGCGAGCTGCCCGAGGCCGACGAGCTCGACGCCGTGCTCGCGTCGTTCGCGAAGCCGGATCCCGAGGTCGACGCCGTCACCCTCTGGCGCCGGGAGCAGAAGCGGGAGCTCTCCGCGCGCGCAGGTGGAATCGCTCAGCTGCTCGCCACCCTGGCGGTGACCCCTGAGCAGCGCGCGCTCGTTCTCACCGCCAGCAAGACGGCGCAGCGTCTTGTCGCGCAGGGCGAGAAGGTCATCGACACGCTGCACGAGGACCAGGTGCAGCGGATCCTCGGCTCGTGACCGTCAAGCTCTCCGCGAACCGGCCGTTCCTGCCCGTCGTCAAGCTCCCCGGTGCCCAGTCGGCGCAGGACGTGCTGGCCGAGGGCTGGCTGCGCGAGCTCTACCAGGGCATCGCCGACACGATGGACACGGAGCGCTCGCAACAAACGAAGATCGGCATCTCCGAGATCGGTCACAAGTGCCAGAAGTGCCTCGCACGGAAGCTGTCCGGGCTCTACCCAGACGACGGCGGCTCGCCGGAGGATGGGTGGAAGGCGCAGGTCGGCACGATGGGCCACGCCTACCTCGAGGAGCACTTCGGCGCTCGCTGGCGCGAGCGGGTCGTGCACCCGGGCGAGAGCACGCCGCGCCTCTCGGAAGGCTGGGACGGCCAGGCGCCGACCGATGAGCGCCCCTGGTTTTACCTCGAGCACACCGTGCACGTGGACAGCTACCGGGGCATGGAGCTCGACGGCCACTGCGACCTCTACATCCGCGGCGCCACCTTCGGGATGGTCGTCGACTGGAAGTTCCCCGGGCCGCCGAAGATGAAAGAGTTCGCCGCCGGCAAGCCCGGCCAGGTGTACGAGATCCAGCAGAACACGTACGGCTTCGGCTGGGCGCTGCAGGGCTTCCCCGTCACCCACGTCTGCCTGTTCGCTCTCCCCCGGGAAGGCAACCTGGACGACGCCTCGCCGAACCTGGCACGCTTCGAGCCGGAGCGCACGATCGAGCGCCTCGAGCTCGTGCACCAGCTGATCGACGTCGCCGAGATGGCAGGATGGCCTTCCGTCATCTCGACCGCCCCGGCCGCCACGTTCTGCTACGACTGCAAGCGCTACAACAAGCTCGAGCAGCGCGGCTTCCTGTCCGCGATGTTCGAGTGACCACCACCCCTCACCACCACCACCAGCACAAGGAGATCACCATGACTGAGTTCGGCACCTACGGCGGCACCACCGCCGCGCAGCCCGCCGCCGCCACCGAGGCCGACGCCTGGGCCGCCCTCGCCGGGGGCACGGCCCGCAAGTCGCTGCGCCTCACCTACGACGACCCGAGCACCGGCCAGCGCGTCAACCAGCCGGTTGGCTACGTCGTCGAAGGCACCAGCACCGAGCCGCCGCGCCGCGTCCAGCGCCGCAACTACGACACGAACGAGCTCGAGTTCTGGGACGACGGCAACCCGATCTACGACGTCGTCATCCCGCTGCAGACCAACCTCCGTATCGACGAGGAGGACGACGGGATCCGCGACTTCTACATCAAGGGCAAGGACAAGCAGCAGGCTCTGCAGGCGGCGATGCAGGAGGCGGGGGTGCAGAAGTTCGGCGTCGGCTCGCATTTCCACATCCAGATCGTCGGCTACCGGCCGACGAAGGGCCAGCCGGTCGCGCAGCTCAAGATCACCCTGCGCCCCACCGAGCACCTCACCCCGGCGCAGGCGCAGCTCGCTACCGGAATGCAGCAGCCGCCCGCCCCGGTGCACAACGGCGGCCAGCAGTGGGCCGCGCAGGCGCCCACCCCGCCGCCCGCGGCCGCGCAGCCCCAGCTGCCGACCCCGCCCGCACCGCCGATCACCTCGCAGGATCTCTGGCAGACGCAGCAGGCGACGGCGCCCGCGGCGCCCGCGGCGCCGATCGCGCCGATCGCGCCGCCCGCCCCCCCGGCGCCGCCCGCGAACGGCTTCACGGCCGCTGACATCCAGCGCGGCATCGACTCGTTCCCCGCCTTCACCGCGGCGGGCTACGACCGGGCCACGTCCATCCAGATGATCGCGGAGGCGGTGCAGCCCGGCAACGCGGCCTACCGCGCCGCGCTCGACACCGAGATCCCCTTCTAGGTCCTCGCCCCCATCGAAGGCGCCCCGTCCGCTCTATGCTGACGGGGCGCCTTCGCGTCACCCCGCCGCCGCCGCCGCCATCACAGGAAGGGGCACCGTGTCTGTCACCACCGACACCTCTGGTTTCCTCACACTTCTCGCTCTGCTCCGCCGCACCGACGGCCAGATCCGCATCGCCACCAGCGTCGACGGGCAGTTCTACGCCCCCAACGTCGTCGCCATCGAGAACGTCGTCAAAGCCGTCGACGCCCTCCGTGACCGCGGTGCGCACGCCTGGTTCGAGGTGAACCCGTCCGGGCCGCGCCCTCCCGGCCGCCGCGCGCAGGCCACCGACATCACGCGCCTCGCCGCCCTCTGGGCCGACCTCGACCTCAAGGAGGGCGGGCTCGCGACCGAGGAGGACATCGACCTGGTCATCGACGACCTGGCCTTCATGCTCGGCCGCGACCCGGCCGCCGTCGTCAGCACCGGTGGTGGCAAGCACGCCTACTGGCCGATCGCCGACGGCGACATCACGGACGCGAACTACCCGGCCATCCGGGCCCGCCTGGACCGCTGGAAGCTCATGGTGCAGCAGGCGGCCGCCACGCAGGGCGGGCACGTCGACTCCGTCTTCGACCTCCCCCGCATCCTCCGAGTGCCGGGCACGCTGAACCCCAAGTACACCCCCGCCCGCGAGGTGACGATGGTCACGGCCGAGGCCCGCCCGCTGACGCTCGCGGAGATCGACGAGGCTTTCGAGGCCTACGACATCCCGGCCGTCGTCGAGCAGGACTTCCGTTTCGACGCCTCCTCCTTCTCGCCGTCGACGACGTGGGCGTGGGCCGAGCAGGACTGCCACTTCGTGTCGCAGCTGCGCAGCGAGATCTCGACGTCGGTCCCGAACGCGCGCCACCCGTGGCTGGTGAAGCAGGCGATCCTCCTGCACTGCCTCGTGCGCAACGGCTGCGTGACCGAGCGGACCTTCATGGAAGACCTCGTCCCCCTGCTCGCGCGCCGCTTCGACTGGATCTGCGCGAACGTCGGCGAGCCGCGCCCCGTCTCCGAGAACGAGCTCGGCGGCGCCCTCGTCTACGGCCGCAACCAGGTGCAGAAGATGGCGCCGGAGAAGCTGCTCGACGAGCTGCGCGGCCACTGGCACGACGACTTCGTCGACGCGCTCGTCGAGGCCCCCGCCGCCCCCGCGCTCCCGGTGGCGCCCCCCACGCCGGCCGGGCTGGTCACGCCGCCGCCGCTCGCGCCCGCCGCCACCACCCCGGCCGCGCCGTCAGCGATCGCCGACGCCGAAGCGCCGAGCAACGTCACCTCGATCGTCACGCGCCAGCAGGTCACCGGTGGCCCCGCCGCCCTCAGCGTCGGCGCGCTCGCCCTCAACGTCGACCAGCGCGAGCAGCAGCGCTACGCCCGCGCGAACCTCTCCGACCTCGGCAACGGCGAGCGCCTCGCCGCCTGGATGCGCGGCAAGGCGATCTACGTCCCCGGGCTCGGCTGGCACGTCTGGGAGGACGGGCGCTACGTCCCCGACCTCGCCAACGCCGCGCAGGAGCACGCGAAGGATGCGGCGCTCGCGTACGGCGCCCAGGCGATCCGCTCCGAGGCCGAGCAGAAGTGGGCCTACCAGTCCTACTCCGCCGGGAAGATCTCGGCCGCGCTCGCCCTCGCCTCGTCCGTCTCCCACGTCGTCACCCCGCTGCCCCAGCTGGACACGGACGGCCGGGAGATGTGCACGCCCGGCGGCGTCGTCGACCTCGCCACCGGGACCATGCGCCCCGCCGACCCGCACGTCGACCGCCACACGAAGCGCACCCTCGTCACCCCGGATGCGAAGCACCCGATGCCGCGCTTCGTCGCCCTCATGCAGTGGGCGCTCGGCGGCGACGAGGAGATGATCGCCTACGTCCAGCGCCTCTTCGGCCTGGCCGCGATCGGCGAGCTCCGCAGCCACATCCTCCCGATCTTCAAAGGCCGCGGCGGCAACGGGAAGTCGCTCATCCTCGGCATCGTGCTCGAGCTGTTCGGCTCGTACGGCGTGCGCATCCCCGGGGACCTGCTGGTCGAGAAGTCGATGAGCGCCCACCCCACTGGACTGGCATCGCTGCGCGGCGCGCGCTTCGCCCTCGGCTCCGAGGTGCCGCCCGGTGCGCGCTTCGACGAGGCCCTCGTCAAGGAGCTCACCGGCGACCAGACGCTGACGGCCCGCTACATGGGCAAGGACTTCATCACGTTCGTGAACACGTGGACGCCGTTCCTCAGCCTCAACCACCTGCCCGGCGTGGCCGTCGGCGGCCCATCCTGGTGGCGCCGTATCCGCATCGTGCCGTTCGACGCGAAGATCACCGGCCCCGAAGACCCGGACCTGCACCGGCAGATCATCGCCTCCGAAGGCCCCGGCATCCTCGCCTGGGTGATCGCCGGTGCGCGCGACGTCCTCGAGCACGGCGAGCGCCCCCCGAAGCCGGTCCTCGACGCGACCGCCGAGTACCGCCAGGAGGAGGACCGCCTCGCGCAGTTCGTCCACAAGAAGCTGGTGATCGCGCCCGGCATGACCGTCTCCCGCGAGGCGGTCTACGGCGCCTACTGCGCCTGGTGCATGAAGATGAACCTGCGCGCTCTCGGCGGGATCAAGTTCGCCCGAGAGATGCTCATGGCCTACCCCGACTCCGGGGACGCGGGCGAGTCCGTCTACGCGGGCTTCGCCCTCGCGGTGCCCACGATGGACCCGGAGAGCGCGGCTTTCCAGATGATGAACGGCGGGATCTGATGGAGCGACCGAAGGCCTACGTGCTCGACAGCGGGCTCGACGCGACAGCGGTGTGCCTCGCGTGCCGCGGCGACCAGCACGAGTCGTGCACCTACGGCTTCGAGGACCTCCTCGCGCCGGGGGAGGTGTGCTGCTGCGCCGGCCAGTTCGCTGCGCCGCGGCACGCGCTGACGCAGGAGATCGCGCAGGGCTTCGGCATGCTCGCTGTCGGCGTCGAAGGTGAGCCCGCGCCCGCCCCGGCGCCGGGGACGCGGAAGAAGCCGGCCCCGGTCGAAGACGGCGGCGAGCTCGGCGGGGCGCTCGAGCCGCAGGTCCCGCAGCTGCCGGCGCGCCAGCTCGGCGACTCCGGCTACATCCACCCCGACGCCTGGAACTCGACGGCCGACATCGGCACCCTCAAAGACCCGGCCAGCACGGGCCGCAAGCGCGCGGCCGACATGTTCGCCATCCCGCAGGGCTACGTCTGTGAGTGGGCCCGGAAGAAGAACTGCGGCGGCGGCGTGCACCCGATCGTCGGCTGCGTCGGCTACCCCGCCCAGGACATCCACCACGGGCCCGACAAGTCGACGCTGAACAACGCGAAGGTGACGTGGGGCATCGGCACGACCGAGAACGTGCACCTGATCTGCTCGTTCTGCCACAACACGTGGCACGCTCGCAACAACGGGACCTACCCGCCGTACGACCGCACGAAGCAGCAGGAGCAGCCCTGGCTGCCCTACTCCGAGGACCCGTGGCCCGATCAGGTGATGGTCGAGATCAGCTCCGAGGAGGCCTACGCGGAAGACGAACGCCGACGCAAGGAGAACGCGAAGAATGGACGAGCCACTGGCAACGGGCGGGTCGGCCGACGAGCCGACGGCTCCGGCATCCTCGACGACGACGAGCCCGACGGAGAACCCGACGAGGGCTAAGCTCCGCTCCTGGTCCCCGGCGCAGGAGTCGCGCGGCCGCGCGGAAGCTGCTCTCCGAGAGAGCCTCGAAGCTACACTGGCCGACGAGGGCGGCGCCGTGCCGGCCGACGACACGGGAACGGACGGATCATGACCGAGCAGAAGGACGCGACCAACGAGGACGCGAAGCACGACGGCATCGCCGACGCGACAGGCGAGGGCGGAACCCTGGCCGAGCAGGACGGCGCCGGCATCAAGAAGCGGCCGAAGGACGAGAACGCCGACCAGGTCGTCGGCACCCCCGCCGGTGCGAGCCCGACCGAGCGCGTGACCGCGCAGGCCGAGAAGAACGGCCAGCCCGTCTCCGACGACGCGCTCGGCGTCGGCACGCTCAACTCCCTCAACCGCGCTCCCGTGATCCCCGGCTCGGCCGAGGAGACGCGCGTGCGCGAGGAGGGCGACAGCTCGCGCCTCGTGCACGAGGCCGCGCAGAACACGGTCGTGCCCACCCTCGACAAGCCCGAAGACATCAACGTGACCAACCAGGCCGCGAAGGTGCAGGAGCAGGTCGAGAAGGAGCTCTCGCTGCGCCTGCGCGACAAGCGAGGCTCCGTCTTCGCCTCCGGCCCCGGGCAGGACCGCGAGGACGAGCGCACCGGTGAGGTCGAGCAGGCGCCGGATCCCGAGGAGCAGACGGTCGCCTTCTACGTCGTCGACGGCGAGACGACCCTCGACGAGGTCGCCACCCACGTCGGCCTCGTGAACACCGCCGACTTGCAGCGGCTCGCGAACGCGAACGGGATCTTCAACCAGTCGTACGCGATCTCGAAGGGCGCGCGGATCATCCTGCCCACCGAGTACACCTACGACGGCATCGAAGGCGTGCGCAAGAAGCCTGCGGCGAAGGCGCTGCGCTGATACGCTGACGGTCCGCACGATGTCATCTGCGTGACCCCCCCCGAAGGCCCCGATCCTCCCCCTGGATCGGGGCCTTCGTCATGTCCCGATGCTGGCGCCGAGCGGGCCGATCATCCCGTTGATCTGCTGCGCCCAGCGCAGCAGCGAGTCGAGGTCGGTGGGCACGATCAGCGCCGGCTCCGACGGGAACAGCGGCAGGGAGTTCGAGCCGTCGTGGATGTGCTCGCCCGGCGACGCCTGGCCGACCTTCGAGCCGAGCTCGTGGTGGAGGGTGTCGGGGCGGTCGGTCGCCGCGTTGCTGTGCAGCCATTCGATGAAGCGCGGGGACGGCGGCTCGCGGCCGTCGAGCTTCGCGTCGCTGAACGGATCGTTCTCTGGGAGGGCCATGCCTCGAAGCTACACTCGCAGCACACCACCGTCACGAGGAGCACCATGCCCAAACCCAAGGAGATCGGCACCACCGCCGAGCGCTACGTCCTGAACTACCTGCAGGCCAACTTCTGGCCCGGCGCCGAGCGCATCGTGCTGCACGGCTCCGCGGACCAGGGCGACATCGGCCACTGCGGCGACTTCATCTTCGAGGTGAAGGCCGGCGCGCAGACCGCACAGGAGGGGAACGTCGCCGGCTGGCTGGCGGAGACGCGCGCCGAGGCGCGCCACCGCGGCGTGAAGTACGGGGTGCTCGTCACCTCCCGCCGCGGCTACGGCGAGAAGCGCGTCGAGCGCTGGTGGGCGCACATGGACGCGACCGTCTTCGCCGACATCGTCACGGACCGAGGGATGATCATCAGCGACCCGCCCGCGGTCCGCATGGAGCTCGGCGACTTCCTCTACTGGGCGGTGGCTCATGGCGCGATCTAAAGCACCGAGCAGCCCTGCGGAGCTGCTTGAGCAGTTCCGCACCCGGCTGGAAAACGCCGACCGCCGCCCGAGCATCTACCGCTACGAGCACATGCCCCAGCAGGAGCTGTTCCACCGGGACCAGCACCGCAACCGCATCTCGTTCGGCGGCAACCGCGGAGGGAAGACGTACTCTGGCGTGGCCGACGACGTCTGGATCCTCACCCGCACGCACCCGTACCGCAACGACCTCTACGCCGACCGGCCGCGGCGCATCCGCTTCATCGGCGTCGACTTCGAGCGCGGCATCGACCAGACCGCGCTCCCCCTCTTCTCGCAGCTGATCCCGCCGTCGCTGCTGATCAACGGGTCCTGGGAGGAGAGCTACTCCGCGAGCCGGCACCTGCTCACGCTCGAGGACGGGAGCACCTGCTCGTTCATGTCCTACGAGCAGGACGCCGACAAGTTCCAGGCCGTCTCCCTCGACCACATCCACTTCGACGAGGAGCCGCCGCAGCCGATCTTCAAGGAGTCGCTGCTGCGCCTCGTCGACACGAACGGCGGCTGGACCCTCACCGAGACGCCGGTGCAGCAGATGGAGTGGGTCTTCGACGAGCTCATCGAGCCGCAGGAGGCCGGCGAGCGCCCCGACATCGGGATCTTCTACCTCGAGACGCTCGCGAACACGCACCTGTCGCAGGTCGCGATCGAGGACCTGACGCAGGGCATGGACGCGCGCGAGAAGCAGATCCGCCTCAAAGGCGAGTACGACCGCACCGGGTCGATGGTGTTCCCCGAGTTCCTGCGCCGGCACCCGTACGTCATCACGGCCGAGGAGTTCTGGGCCGTCTTCGACCACACCTGGACCGTCTACGAGTCGATGGACTACGGCTACGCGAACCCGCAGGCGTGGCTCTGGACGGCGGCCCACCCGTCCGGCAAGGTCGTCACGTTCGACATGCTCTACAAGGCCCGCACCACCGTCGACGAGTGGGTGGCCGCGGTGAAGGCGAAGCGCGAGCAGATCGGCCGCCGCCTCGGCGTCGCCAACCCCAGGGGATGGAAGCCGGCCGGCCTCTACGGCGACCCGGCGATCAAGCAGCGGAACCAGGCGACCACCGGCACGTCGATCCAGCAGGAGTACGCGAAGCGCGGCCTGTCGATCGGCATCGAGGGCATCGTGAAGACGCGCGAAGGCAACCAGAACGTGGGCCTGAACCGCATGCACGAGATCCTCGCGAAGCGCCCGTTCTACGACCTCGTCACCGGGCTGTACGAGGGCCCGCTCTGGTCGATCGTCGACCAGAACATGGACACGGGGCGCGACGTCGGCCTCACCGGCGGTGGCTGCGGGCCGCTCATCCGCGAGATGCGCAAGGCGCGCAAGCCGAAGCAGTCGCTGCAGCAGCAGGAGGAGAAGAACGCCTCCGAGGAGATCCGCGACAAGGACAACCACGCGATCGACGGCGTGAAGTACCTCTGGATGATGCGACCCGACCTGGTGGCCGGCATCCACGTGCCGACCGTGCCGGGCCCCGGCGGCGGCTTCCGCGACGTGATGCAGGAGGCGTTCGGCGAGACGTCCGGCTACCTCGAGACGCACGCCGAGGCGTTCGCTAGCATCAGGGACGACACCACCCATTGGATGCCGGCTGACGCCGACCCCTACGAGCTTCTGGACTGAGATGCCCCGACCTTTCACGATCAGCGCCACGGCGATCGAACGACCCGGCGGCTGCGGCCGCTGCGGAGCGAAGGACAGCGTCATCGACCTGGGCTTCGACCGCTTCCCCACCGGGCAGACCTCCTACCTCTGCACCCGGTGCCTCGCCGAGCTCGCCGAGCAACTCGGCCTCGTCGACGGCGAGGACGCGGCGCGCACGCGCGCGGCGCTCGAGCGCGACGTCGAGCAGCTGGTGCGCGAGAACGAAGAACTGCAGCAGCAGGTGGGAGCCGTCCGCGGCGCCCGCACCCTCGACATCGAAAGGACCCTCTCCCATGTCCGAGCTGCTCTCCTGGCAGATGCTGACCCTGCTGCTCCTGCTGCTCCTGCTGGCGACGCTGGTGACGGGGCTCCTGCTGATCCTCCGCCTGCACCGGCAGCACCTGGCCGTGCTCCGCGAGAAGGACGAGCAGCTGCTGGTCGGCCTGCGAAGCGTCAGCGAGGCGTCAGCATCCACGACCTCGGACCTGCTCCTGTCGTCGGAGCGCCTGCACGAGAAGGCGATGGCACTACTGTCGTCGAAGGATCCGCTGGCGCTGGCGAGCGTGACCCGCTCGCTGGCCTCGTCGCCGAGTGACGACGACGAAGCCCCCCAGACCAGTGACATCGAAGAGGACAGGCGGCTCGCCACAGAGTGGCTCCACCTGGCCGACGCACGAGGAGTAGGCGACACCAATGGCAGCATCGTTCCGCTCGACGACGCCGAGCTCGAGGACTTCTACGACGCCGCCGGCACGAGCTTCCCGGCGCCGAAGCTCGACTGAGGACCCCGGCGAGCGCATGGCTCGCATGGTCGCGGAGTCGATCTACGCCCCCGAGACGGGGCCCGCACCGACGACGCCGGAGCAGGTCGGCGAGGCCCTCGTGATGTACGAGGCCGCCGAGCTCAAGGCGGCGAAGGAGGACGACGCGACGAAGGCGATCTCCGCCTGGGTGAAGGACCGCTTCGCTCGCGCGAAGAACGACCGCCAGATGGTCGAGCGCCAGTGGCTCAAGAACATCGACATGGTCGAAGGCCGCCAGTTCACCAAGTTCGACCCCTCTTCCGGCCAGAACAAGATGCGGCCGATCCCCGCGCGCCGCGGCCAGCCGCAGATCGCGCTGAACATCATCGAGCCGCGCATCCGCACGGAGATCGCGAAGACGGGCGCCTCCCACCCGTCGGCGACCGTCGCACCGGCATCCGACGACGACGACGACATCCAGGCCGCGCAGGCCGCGCAGGCCGTCTGGGAGTGGTTCGACCAGTCGACCGACTTCCACGTGAAGGTGTTCAACCAGGCGAACTACTGGCGCGCGGTGTGCGGCGTCGGCTTCGCGAAGATCTACTACGACCACGACAAGGTCGACACCGCGGCGACCGAGCTCGCCAAGAAGCGCTTCCTCGCCGAGATGGCGGCGGCCGCCGAGGCGCCCGCGATGGGCCTCCCGCCGCAGCCGCCCGCCCCCGTGCGCGGGAAGATCGTCGGCCAGCACGTGAACCCCTTCAACCTCTACGTCGCCGACCACTCGATCACGGACCTGCAGGAGCAGCCGTACATCTTCCACACCTACCCGATGCCGGTGGGCGAGGCGAAGATGCGCTACGCCGCCTACGTCGAGGACCCGGATTGGAACCCCGGCCACGTCGAGGTGGACGAGTCGACCCGCGCGAACCTGCGCCGCACCACCTCGGCCGGCAAGCAGAACCCGGACACCACGATGGTGATGGAGACGTGGATCCGCCCCGGCGTCGAGCCGCGCTTCCCCCGCGGCGGCGTCGTCATCACGATCGGCGACGAGATCGTCGCGATGTCGAAGGAGAAGTTCCCCTACGACTTCGAGAAGTACCCGTTCGCCGTGCTCACCGGGATCGAGAACGGCCGCTTCTACCGCCGCTCCCTCGTCGAGTCGCTGATCCCCCTGCAGGCCGACTTCAACAAGACGGCCGGCCTGATCATGCAGACGAAGAACCAGATGGCGAACCAGGGCTTCTTCTACGACTCCGGCTCGCTCGACCCCCGGAAGATCACGAACCAGATCGGCCAGTGGATCGGCACCGACGTCTCCTTCCGGCGGCCCGAGGCGATCCCCACGAAGGAGATTCCGCAGTACGTCATCCAGTGGATGCAGCAGCTGTCGACGCTCACCGACGACATCTCCGGCCAGCACCAGGTGTCGCGCGCCATCGCGCCCGGCGCTGACACCGCGGCGTCCGCCATCCAGATCCTGCAGGAGAAGGACGATGACTTCCTCGCGTCGACGCTCGCGTCGATCGACCACGCCTTCAAGGACGCCGCGACCTTCGTCATCGGGCTCGCCATCCAGTTCTGGGACGAGCCGCGCCTGGTGAAGATCGCCGGTGCCGAGCGCAGCTTCGCCGTGCACCAGCTCACCGGGGCCGACATCGCCTCCGGCACCGACATCCGCGTCGACCCGCAGACGGGCCTCCCGACCTCGAAGGCGGGCCGCATCGCGGTGCTCACCGAGTGGGCCGACAAGCAGTACATCACCCCCTCTCAGTTCCTCCTCGCGGTGGGCACCGGGGCGCTCGGCAAGGTCGAGTCGATGATCAACGCGGACCTGGCCCAGGCCGAGCGCGAGAACGTCGAGATGCAGAAGCTCGACCCGGCTGAGATCGTCGCGGCGCAGGAGCAGGAGCTCGCCGAGCTGCAGGGCCAGATCGCCGAGCAGCAGGGCGCGGGCCCGGAAGGCGCCCCGGCGCCGGAGGAGGGCGGCAACCCGTTCGGCGGCATCGTCGACCCGGCGGTCGGCCTCGAGGAGGGCGCGGAGGCGCCGCAGGGCGCCGAGCCCGCCTCCGCCGAGGAGGTCCCCGGCGAGACGGCCGAAGGCGCGACCGCCGCGGCCGGCATGGCGATGGCGCCGCCGACCGGCCCGGCCGCGTTCCCGATCAACGAGTTCGACAACCACATGGTGCACGCCGAGACGCACGCCCGCTTCATGAAGGGCCAGACCTACAAGGGCCTCGACCCGGCGGTGCAGGAGGTCTTCCTCGAGCACTGGCGCGCGCACACCCAGGCGGGCGCGATGCAGCAGGCAGCGATGGCGGCCCAGCAGATGGGCCCGTCAGTTCCGGGCGAGGACAGCGCGCCGCCTGCTTGATACTTATGATGGGTGGCGACCACCACCTATCGAGAGGCAGCCAGCATGGGCACCGACGAGAACACCCCCGCCGACACCACCGGCACCACCCCCGACGCCCCCGAGTTCGAGTGGCCGGCGGAGTGGCAGGACGGCTTCGCCGACCTCCCCGAGGTGCTCCGCGCCCCGGTGCAGGACCGCGTCAAGCAGACTCTGACCCGTCACCAGCAGGAGCTCGAGGAGGCCCGCACCGGCGGCGCCCCGGCCATCGACGAGGACTGGCAGGCGCTGCTGGCCGAGGCGCAGACGGAGAAGGTGTCGCCGGAGGACTTCCGTCAGGCGATGCAGTTCGCGGCCACCCAGCGGCAGATGCTGCAGACGGACCCGTACGGCTACATCTACGGCGTCGAGCAGCAGGTCGACGAGCTCGTGCGCACCGGGCAGATCACGATCGCCGAAGGGAAGACGGCCAAGCGCAAGCTCGCCGCGGACGCCGCGGCCGCGGGCGCCGGCGAGGAGGACTTCCGCACCGACGACCAGAAGAAGCTCGACGAGCTGCAGCAGTGGCGCGAGCAGCAGGAGCAGGAGCGCGCGGCCGCCGCCGAGCAGGAGGAGCTCGCCGAGCTCGAGCAGCAGATCGAGGACCAGAGCGAGGACCGGGCCACCCGCTTCATCACCCACCTCGACACCACGCTCGAGAACGCCGGGCTGACCGACGCCTCGCAGGCGACGTTGCAGGCCATCGCCGACGTCGCGATGGGCTACATGGCTCGCGACGACGACATGGAGCCGGAGGCCGCGATCGACAAGGCGATGATCCTCTTCCAGGAGGAAGTGACCCGCCGAAAGGGCGCGTCACGTCAGATCCCCATCGGCGGCAGCGCTTCCGCGGTGCAGCAGGCGAGCGACCAGGGACCGCAGACCGACCAGCAGCGCCAGGCCGCGATGATCGCCGCGGCCCGCGCCGCGGCAGCCTCGTGAGACATCCTCTCCGCTGATACGATGCGGACCTAGATCGCGCAGCCACCCGGGCCGGCGGGTCACCCCCACCTCAACCAGGGAGAATGATGGCAAACGATCTCGCCGCAGCGAACGCGGTCCTCAAGGTCGGCTACGGCGACATCCACGAGCAGATGGACCTCAAGCTCTGGGCCCTCAACATGATCGAGTCCGGTGCCCAGCACCTGAACAAGGACAACGTCGAGGCCCAGTTCGCGATCCACGTCGGCCGCAACCAGAGCTTCGGCTCGCGCAACGAGATGGACGACCTCCCCGAGGCCGGCCAGAACCGCGACGCCCGCGCGTCGGTCTACCTCAAGTACCACTACGCGAGCATCCAGGCCACCGGCCAGCTGTTCGCGCAGGTGACCGGCAACACCGAGTCGTTCGTCGACTTCGTGAAGCGCGAGATGGACACCGTCAAGGACGGCGCGAACCGCAACCTGACCCGGCAGGTCTACGGCGACGGCACCGGCACGCTCGCGATCGTGGCGACCGGCGCGACCGGCTCCAACACCCTCGTGGTCGACGACGCCCACTGGCTCGTCGTCGACATGACCATCGACGTGCTGACGGCCGCGACCCTCGGCAACCCCACGCCGACCAAGGGCAACACCGCGCTGCTCAAGATCACGTCGGTCAACTCCGACACGAACACGATCACCGTCAGCGGCGGCACCGTCACCGCGGCGGCCGGCTCCGCGCTGGTCCTCGCGTCCGGCGGCCCGAACGGCGGGGCCAACGACTGGAAGAAGGAGTGGGAGGGCCTCGGCCTGATCGTCTCCAAGACGGCCCCCCTGCACGGCATCTCGCCCGTCGCCGAGCCCCTCTGGGCTGCTGCGTACATCGAGAACAACGTCGGCCCGCTCGCGGAGATCGACTTCGACCACGCCCTCGAGGCGGTGAAGAACACCGGTGGCACCACCACCGACCTCATCACCACCCCGCGCGTCGCCCGCGCGTACTGGAACCTCCTGCAGGGGATGCGCCAGTTCAACGGCAACGAGCAGATGAAGGGCGGCACGACGAAGCCGAAGATCCAGTCCATCTTCGGCGACATCGACATGACGCTCGACTTCGACGCCCCCGCCGGCACGGCGTACTTCCTCAACCGGAAGGAGCTGTTCCTGCACCGCGAGCACGGCTGGAACTGGATCGACCGCATGGGCTCCATGTGGGTCCAGATCCCCGGCAAGGACGCCTTCAAGGCGACCATGTCGGACTACTCGAACATCGGCTGCTACCGCCGGAACAGCTTCGCGAAGCTGACCGGCATCCAGGAGCTGTAAGCTCGGACCTCCCCCGCTCTAGCGCCCCGTCTCTTCTGAGGCGGGGCGCTATTGTGTGCCCATGCCTGTCGTCGACTTCCGCACCTCCGCCTATGGCCTCACCAGCGCCAAGCACGCCGCCATCAACGACCTGGTGCGGGCCTACAACCCGCGCCTGTCCCTGCGCCGCATCCCCACCTCCGACCCGGCCTTCACGCCGCAGAAGCCGTACGGCGTCTTCGAGGAAGGCGTCGACCCGCGCACGACCCCGTGGGTGTTCACCCTCGCCGAGATGTCGATCGACGAGCGCGTCGTCGCGCGCCTGTACGAGAACGACTTCGCCCGCGCCGGCGCGAGCGAGCAGCACGCGAAGATGCTCGCCCTCCGCGCGGCGCAGGAGACGGCCGCCCTGCGCGAAGAGGCCGAGCGCGACGCCGACCGGCGCGAGGAGATGATCGCGATCGGCCGCCTGGCCGACAAGCGCTCCCAGTTCCGTCACCGGTTCGCCGACGGCACGACCCAGATCATCGGCGGCGACGCGCAGGCGCGCTCCGGCCGCAGCTACGTCTGAGAGGCGCTCTCATGGAGCAGTACAGCTACCTCGTCCAGCGGATCGCTGACGACGTCCGAGCCAAGTTCGGCGACGACGCCTCCGTGCAGATCTCCGACGACGACATCATCCGGTGGACGAACGACGGCGCGCGCCGGATCGCGACCGAGAACCCCTTCCTGCAGAAGGCCCGGAAGACGAACGTCCTCGAGAACGTCGGGCTGTACAACCTCGGCAAGCTGTTCGCCACCGAGCGCATGCAGAAGTTCGAGATGGTCACCGTCAACGGCACCCGCCTCGACTTCATGCCGCACGGCCGCTTCCTCGAGCACGTCCGCGACGCCGGCCCGCAGCAGGGCGACCCCGCGGTGGCGGCCGAGTTCGGCGGCGAGCTCTCCATCTGGCCGGTGCCGCGCGCGTCCACGGCCTACGGCCTGGTGCTCTACTTCTGGGCCTACCCGGACGACGTCGTCTCGCTCGACGACCAGCTCACCGTGCCCGACCGCTTCGTCGAGGCGCTGCAGGCCTACGTGCTCGCGCAGGCGCACGAGCTCGACGACCAGATGGAGTCCGCCCAGGCGAAGAAGAGTGACTTCGACTCGCTGCAGCGCCTCGCGCGCGCCAGCGAGGACATGAGCCCTGGGGAGTTCTACCCGACCATGACCGTGCTCCCCGACGACTTCGACTACTACTCCAATGGCTGGTAAGCGCCGGGCGTCGAACGCCGGCACCTCGAAGGTGCGCCTCGGCCCGTTCGACGGCGGCCTGAACAACATCGGCGAGGCGGAGACGCTCGACGACAACGAGCTCGCCGAGCTGGTCAACTTCGAGGTCGCGCAGGACGGCTCGCTGACCTCGCGGCCGCCGATCTTCCCCGACGACCCCGGTGCCAACACGCTCCCCAGCGACACCGTCGCGCTCGGCTACTACACCACCGGTGGCGGGGTCACCTCGCTGGTGGTCACGCACTCCGGGAAGACGTGGCTCTACTCCATCGACACCCGCGTCTTCGCGGAGATCTGGGACAAGGCCGCGTCCGGCTTCACGCAGTACGACGACAAGGCCGTGCTCTGCTCGCGCGACCAGGCCGGCGGCTACTGGACGAACGGCATCTTCACCTCGACGCGGCAGATGCCGCGCGGCGAGGACATCGTCTTCTACCAGGAGCGCTTCTGGATCTACGGCGTCGCCGGCACCGGGGACGAGAACCGCGTCAGCTTCTCGAAGCTGAACGTGATCAGCCCGGCGTCGAGCATCTTCGACTGGGGCTCGCTCGACTACTTCACGGTCAACCAGGGCGACGGCCAATGGATCACCGGCATCATGCCGACGGCGCAGCGCATCTACATCTTCCGCACCTCGAGCACCTACTACTTCGACTACGCGAGCTCCCCGCTCAACGGCTCGCTGCAGCAGGTGTCGGCGACGGTCGGCGCGGACTCGCGCTGGTGCTACGTCCCCTACCAGAACTACTACCTGGTGCTCTCTAACGGGGTGCTGTACCTCTTCCAGAACTCGCAGTATTACCCCCAGAGCATCGCGAAGGTGCGCTTCGAGCCCCGCGGTGTCCGCGGCGGCCCGTCCGTCGACCGCGCCGTCTCCGTCTTCGGCGACCGCGCGATCGTGTGGTGGAAGGGCGCGACCTACGTCTTCAACATCACCCGGCGCACCTGGTCGCGGTGGGTGTCGCCGACCTCGGAGGCGGCCCGCTTCCTGCAGATCCCGTGGACGGCGACGACCGCGAACCGGCCTTCGGCGCTCGCCGTCACGGGCGCGCGGCACGAGACGCTGCGCCGCATCTACCGCATCCAGGAAGAGCTGCTCTCTCTCGGCATCGGCGAGCAGATGGCCTGCACGCTGACGACGAAGACGTACACGATGGACGACCAGCTCTCCTTCAAGAAGCTGCTCTGGTGGGGAGTCGAGGCGCGCACCGCGACAGGCGTGCGCGGCACCGCGGTGGTCGGCCGCCTCGTCGCGAGCACGGTCACCTGGGATGAGATGGAGTCGCGCACCTGGGACGAGCTCGAGCTCGGCACGTGGGACAACCCCTTCATCGCGCCGGCCGAGTACGTCGACGACGTGAAGTTCCCTTCCGCGGGCCCGATCGTGACCGTCTTCCGGCTCCGCCAGGCGCTCCGATTCCTGCGGATCCAGTTCCAGCTGTCGATCGAGATCGACGGGCTGACGGGGACGTCCCCCGCTAAGATCAACGCGATCATCCCCGTTGTCCGCTCGGGCGCAGGGGCACCGGGAGAGGCCAACTAGTGACGTTCAACGACAACGCCCAGATCAAGGGGGGCTTCGTGAATCGGAAGTCGAAGATGACCAAGGGCAAGCTCCCCAGCTTCGGCCGCAAGGCGAAGCACAACGAGGAGGACGCGATGCCCAACGTCGACCACGGCCACAACGGGCGGCGCCGGAAGAAGACCTTGAACAAGATCAACGAGAAGCTGGCCGCTCGGAAGAAGGACTGACCGTGGGCGCCGGGGTCACGCGCGACAAGCGCTCTGGGGCGACCCAGTTCAACGGCTACGCCGTCGGCGCCCGGCGCTACGGGGCGGGGCTCTCCTCCGCCGCCACCCGCGGGAAGGTCGATCGGGCCGGGTACCGCGCCCGCGAGCTCCGCAAGCGCACTGTGAAGCGGATCTCCGAGAAGCTCAAGACGAAGGGCAAGTAGATGGCAGGCAGGAACGTCGGCCGCGGGCCGAAGGCGCAGGACCCACGCGAGGTCGCGCAGGCCCGCGCCGCGCAGGCGGCCGCGGAGGCGGCCCGCCGCCAGCAGCAGGAGCAGGAGGCGGCCCGACGCCGCGCCGACAACGAGGCGGCTGCGCAGTCGCGCGCCGGCGCGCAGCAGCAGCAGGCGATGGTCCAGGCCGCGCAGCAGGCGGCGCTCGGCGGCGGCGAAGGCGGCGGGGCCCCGGCGGCCGCGCCCGCACCGGCACCCGAGCCCGCCCCGGCGCCGCCGGTGATCGAGCGGCCGACCGTGAACCTCGAGGACTACATCAAGAGCAACTTCCTGGTGCAGCAGCAGCGCGGCGAGGCCGAGCGGCTGACGAACGACTTCGACGCGGAGACGCTGCGCGGCCGCCAGGAGACGACGGCCGCGCAGGGTCTGCGCTCGTCCGACCTCACCCGCAAGCTCGGCGTGCTCGGCCAGAACAGCGCTGAGGACCTCGCGGGCCGCGGCCTCCTGCGCTCCGGGATCAACTTCCAGCAGCAGGACAAGATCAACGCCGAAGGCGTCGTGCAGCGCAGCGCCATCGACCAGCTCATGACCGACTTCAACACGAAGCGGATCTCCGGCCGGGCGAACCTGCAGGCGAGCGCGCGCGCTCGTGAGAACGAGGCGATCCAGGCTGCGATGCAGTCCTACGCCGCGACCTTCGGGGTGAAGTGATGGCCGGCAAGTCTCTCGGAACGAGCTCGCGCAAGCGCCCGTCGTCGGGCGGTGTCGCGGGCAACCCCTCGATCCGCACCCTCGAGCGCAACGCGGGGCAGGGCGAGACGGCCCAGTCCGGGTCGCGCAACGGCGTGCCCGACCCGGTCGGCGACCAGTGGCGCTACCTCATGGGCCTCATGAACGGCGAGGGCGGAGGCGGCGGAGGCGGCGGAGGCGGCGGCGGCGGAGGGGGCGGCGGCGGAGGGGGGGGCGGCGGCGGCGGATCCGTCGTCTACGACCTCATCACCGAGAAGGAGATCGCCGAGCAGCAGGGCAAGCTCAAGAGCGTCAACCAGGGCGCGATCAAGATGATCCAGGACCGCAACCCGGTGATTCAGCAGCGCGCCACGGAGTCGAACGCCCAGATCAAGGGCGACGCCGACGCGCGCACCGGGGCGCTCTCGAAGATGCAGGAGATGCGCAACGGGGAGATGGCGCTCGCCGCCCAGCGGCTCGGCGTCGGGCAGCCTGGCACGGACGCGACCGCGCTCTCCGCGGCGACCGCCGGGGACTACGCCGGCCAGGTCCAGCAGAACGCCGGCGCGTGGCAGGGCTTCAACACCCAGCAGGCGAACAACGCGGTGAACGCGAACAACGCGGGCGTCGACGCGCAGAACTACTGGCTGCAGAACGCCCAGCTGCAGCTCGCGTCGATGATCGGCACCCTGCGCCCCGGCGCGGACCCGAAGGGGACCGTGGTCGGCGGCGGCGGCGGCGGCGGCTCGAGCTCGGGCGGCGGCGGCGGCGGCCGCCGGTCCGGCGGCGGGGGCGGCGGGGGCCGGACGCTCTCCGGCCAGATCTCCGACGCCAAGTTCATCCTCGGCCAGATGCAGAGCGCGCAGGACCGCGAGGACACCGCGAAGCAGCGCAAGGAGGACCGCAACTACAACCGCGCGCGCGACGCCGCGCAGGACCGCACGCAGCAGGCGCTCGTCGCGGCCATCGCGGGGAAGACGCCCAAGTCGAAGGGCCGCGGCAACCGATAACCGCCGCGTCGAGTAGGGCATGCCGTTACCATTCGAGGCATGCCCTACTCCGACCAGCAGATCGCCGGTATCCTCGGCTTCTTCCAGCAGAAGCGCGACAACACGGCGGCAGCGAAGGCCGACATGCGCCGCGCCGTCGTGGCCGACACGACGTACCAGAACATGGACGCGAAGCCGCGGGTGCGCCCGGGCGCGTACTCGAAGACGGTCGGCAACTACAGCCCGGGCGCTGTCCGGCCGATCGACGAGGACACCCGCACCTTCTCGGCCGCCGACCGCGCCGCGCGCGCGAAGAACCCCGAGATGGCCGTCACGAACGACGGCACGGAGGCCGGCTCGTCGACGTCCGATCTGCTGAACGCCGCGGGCGGCGGCACCCTCGGCGGCAACCTCTTCGAGGAGCGCGACGCCGCGGAGGCGCCGAAGAACTTCACCCAGTGGCTCGTCGACGCGCTCGGCACCGGTACGAACGTCACCGCGCGCGCGGGCGAGGCGCTGATCAAGGGCGGGCAGCGCGCGCGCGCGCAGGCCGACAAGGGGGACTGGGGCGGCGCGATCGGCACCGGGCTCAAGGCCGTCACGCTCGACCAGGCGGGCGGCGCGGCCCGCGGCCTCACCGAGGGGCTCGGCGCCCGCTACGACGGCGAGCGCGCGCGCACCTGGGGCCAGAACCTCGAAGACGTCGGCACGGAGCGGGCGCTCAAGGGCGCGCTCGGCGAGCAGGCCGGCGGCATCGCGCAGGGCACCCTCGGCTTCGTCGCCGACGTCGGGCTCGACCCGACCACCTACCTCACGCTCGGCCTCACCGGCGTCGCCCGCGGCGTGGCCGGTGGCGCGCAGCTCGCCCGGGCCGAGGGCCGCAGCGTCGCCGCCGGCGCCGCGCGGGGCGCCTTCGAGGGCGCGGCCGCGCGCCGCGCCGAGATCGCCGCCCAGGCCGCGCAGGCCCGCGCCGCGCGCCAGGCCCGCAAGAACCCGACCGGGCCCGTCAGCACGGGCGCCGAGCAGATGGCCCGCGACGCGGCCGCGCGCCAGGGCGACCAGGCCATGCCCGCGCCGGACCCCGCCACCAGGCGCCCCGACGTGCCCGCGGCCGCGGTGCCGGACGCCGCGGTGGTCACGGCCGCCGACGACCTCGCCACGCCCGCGCTCGCGCCCGAGCCGGCGCCCGAGCCAGTCCGCGTCCCGGAGGTCCCGGCGCAGGCGGCGCCCGAGCTCCCCGCCGGGCCCGCCGAGGCCCTCGGCCGGCAGATGGAGGCCGCGGTGCCCGAGCGCGTCGAGCTCCCCGCCGGCGCCGTCGACGACGCCGTGCCCGGCGCCGCGCGCGCTGAGGAGGCCCCGGCCGGGCCCGTCGTCGACCCGAAAGACGCCGCCGCGCGCGCCGCGACCGACGAGCTCCTCCCGCAGATCGAAGGCCGCTCGCCCGACGTCGACCCGGACGCGGTGCTCGCGCAGGCCGCTGGCGCCCGCGCCATCCCCGAAGACACGGCCACCGGGATCATGGACGCCGCGACCGCGCTGCGCGGCGGCGGGCACACCGTGGCCTCGTGGGAGAAGTCGATCAAGGAGCTGACGAAGGGGAAGGCGAACGCCGAGTTCTTCGGCCGCACGGTGAAGTACCGCGGCCAGGAGATGACCCTCCGCGACGCGCTGCGCGACGCCGGCATCGGAGCGCTCACCGGGAGCGCGCGCGGCTTCGGCCCGCTGGATTCGATGCTCAAGGTGATCAACGGCGCCGCGACCCCGAAGATCTCCCCCGACAGCATCGGGGCAGCCCTCGAGAAGGCCCAGCCGGGCCTGACCGCGCAGCTGGATCTGGCGGACATCATGCAGAAGCTGGTCGGCGCGGACGAGGCCGGCCGCAAGGCGGTGCTGCAGGAGGCGATCGGCGCGCGCACCGGCGAGAAGTACGAGTCCTTCGACAAGGCCATCGCGGGCGCCGTCGACGGCAAGATCGAGGCGTCGATGATGCGGTCGATGCTGCGCGCACTGGGGATCAACACCCGCGCGACGACGCCGCACGGCATGCGGAAGGTGCTGGCCGAGAAGGGCCTCACTCGCTGGGAGGAGCTGCAGAACTCGATCATGACCGCCGCCGAGAGCGTCGACCGCCACGGCCTGCCCGACGACGCCGTCGAGGCGGCGAAGGAGGTCGACGCCCCGGCCGCCCTCGAGGCGATGACGATCCACTACCAGACGAAGGTGGAGGAGCTCGGCTTCGACCCCGCTGTCATGGCCCCCATGAAGGAGGGCGGCACGGTCGTCGGCGAGGCGGTGCACGACGCGATCCAGGCGTTCGGCCGCCGCGTGAAGGGCGCCGAGATGTCGGAGGCCTACGACAACACGATGATGCAGGACCTCTGGGGCGCGACCATGCGCTCGGCGGCCCGCTACGCGAACCAGAACCGGATGAGCGGCGCTCGCCGCGGCGACTGGCTCTACGAGCGCGTGCTCAAGGCCGTCGACCTCACCGAGGACTACGCGCGCTCCGTCGGGTCGATGCCGCGCATCGCCACCCGCGACGCCGAGGTCCCCGACCCCGTCTTCGTCTCCCTCGGCCAGATCCTCCGCGCCGCCGACCCGGCCGCGGTGAAGGCCGCGCTGTTCTCCCCCGACATGGCGCCGATCGCGCGCGAGGGCGCGAAGATCACCCGCTACAACTACGGCATCTCGCTGTACCCGACCGCGATGGGCGACGCCGTGCACCACGCGGTGAAGGCCGTGAAGACGGGCCGCCTGGGCCCGGAGGTCGAGGCGGAGCTCGTCGACCTGCTCACCGCGAAGCACCGGGGCACGAAGAACACCTGGGCGCAGTCGAGCGCCGGCGTCGCCGCGATCAAGCAGTGGGCGGCCGCCGTGGCCGACCCCGGCTTCCTCCGGCACATGGTGCAGCTGGACGGCGACCAGGGCCCCGTGGCCGTGGCGATCGCGCAGCAGGCCGCCGAAGGCATCATCACCCCGATGACGGAGCGCATCATCAAGGCGCTGAACGAGAACGCCGACCGCGGCGCGATCCAGACGGTCATCGACAAGGCGCGTGAAGAGGCGGTGGCCGTCACCCGCGGCGTCGACGGCAAGGCGACGTTCCTCGCGGACGAGGTCCTGCGGCGCCTGGACAACGGCTTCCTGAACGGGGTGCTGGGCCGCGAGGGCGCGAAGATCGTGAAGGGCGACAAGCGCATGGAGCGCACCGTCGCGCCGAAGGGCCAGCCGGAGCCGGCGGTGACCCGCGGCGAGGTCGCGGCCGCGAAGCGCGAGACGGGCGCCGACTACGTCGACGACGTCGCCGAAGACGTTGAGCTGGCGGCCGAGCGCGGCGACATCGCGCCCGACGACACCGCGAAGCTCGAGCTCTACATGGCGATGCTCGCCGAGAAGACGGGCGCCGGCCAGCTGTTCGACCGCATCGGCGTCGCCGTCTCCGGCCGCTACGGCATGCCGGACGCGAAGCCGGTCGCGCTGATCGTGGAAGGCCGCACCCGCGCCGCCTCCGCCGAATACGCCGAGGCGATCTCCCGCTGGATCCACGGCGGCCGCCAGCGGCTCGCCGGGGCGGGGATGCCCGGCCTGCGCGAGCGCCTGGCCGCAGAGCTCGGCGTGCCGAAGGTCGACTACGCGACGATCAGCTCGAAGCTGCGCCAGTGGTGGCACGCGCTCGCGCAAGCCGACGGCACCCTCACCGGCGACGAGCTCCGCGCCGCGCTCGTGAAGGGCAGCGACGGGGTCAACCCGCTCAGCGAGGGCGAGGCCCAGATGGCCTCCGAGTTCAAGGCGCTCATCGACCGGGTCTTCGACGAGTCCTCGTCGGGCCCGTTCGTGCGCTCCGGCATCGAGACGGCCGACCTGGTGCGCACGCTGCGCAGCCACGGCTTCGAGGACGGGACGCCGCTGGGCGCGCTCACCCCCGACGCCGGCGAGTCTCTCGCCTGGCAGAGCGGCACGTGGCGCGACTTCGAGCTCACCGAGGATGTCGACCCGCTCGACGTCCTGCAGGGCTACTTCGGCGCGCTGTCGGCGTCGAGCGTGCGCCCGTCGGTGGGCGCGGAGATGAGCCTGCACTTCGACCACCGGGCCGCCGGGCTGACGCCCGCGCAGGCGCGCGCCGAGGGCTGGATGAAGATCGACACCCTCGACGCCCGCGGCGACGGCCTCGCCCGCTACCTGGACCCGGACAGCTACTTCCCGCCCGAGATCCGCAAGCAGATGACCTACCTCGAGAACTTCCTGCAGTCGTCGCGGTCGTTCGGCAACTCCGGCATCCGCGGGCAGATCATCTCGACGTACAAGACGATCCTGCACGTGCTCAAGTCCTCGGCGACGATCTGGCGGCCCGGCCACCACGTCGCCTCCGTGCTCGGCGAGGTCAGCATGCTCGTGATGGCCGGTGTGAACCCGCTGCAGTCGCTGCGCTCGTTCGGCGTCCTCCGGGCCGCCGGCCAGATGCTCGACGCCGACATGAGCGTGCTCGGGAAGATGGACAGCCTCGCCAACGGGCGCGCCCTCGACCCCCGCTTCGCGAACATCGCGGACGGCCGCGGCGTGCAGCTGACCGTCAACGGGCAGCAGGTGCAGCTGACGAACGCCGAGATCTGGACCGCGGCGCTGCGCCACGAGGTCGCGATGACGCACACCGCGACCCGCGACATCGTGGACGCGCCCTCGGTCCGCTTCGAGAAGTCGGAGTGGCGCAACCCGTTCGCCGCGGTGGACACCCGCCTCGGCCAGTTCTCGGCGACGCGCGACAACGTGACCCGGATCGGGCACTTCATCGACGCCCTCGAGAAGGGGACGTACCGCTCGCTCGACGAGGCCTACCGCCGCGCCGCGTCGAAGGTGCACGACTACCACCCCACGATGGGCACCCTGTCGGCCTTCGAGCAGAAGTACGCGCGCCTCGCGTTCTACTTCTACACCTGGGTGAAGCAGGCGGCGTCGCGCGTGATCCGCACCGCGCTCGACCAGCCGGGGCTGTTCATGCTCCCTTTCAAGGCCCAGTACAACGCGGCGGAGGCGGCCGGCTTCGACCCGGCCTCTTTCGGCCAGCCGATGCCGACCAACCCGGACGTGCTCGACGAGGCGTACGGCGAAGACGGCTACCCGGACTACTACCAGACGGGGCTGCTCGGCCCGACCTTCCAGGCGGGCGACTCCCCGATCGACGGCGGCGAGGGCAACCTCTGGGGCTTCTCGCTCTCGACGCCGCAGATCGACACGCTCACGACCGCGTTCAAGGGCATCGACACGGACCCGGAGGACCCGCTCGGCGGCGTCTACGGCGCCATCGGGGCCCCGCTGGGGATGCTGGCCGGGGCGGCGTCCCCGGTGATCAGCGTGCCGCTGCAGCTCGGCGGCGTCGACATGACCGGCTTCGGCGCCCCGGAAGGCTCGCGGGAGGTCAACGAGATGCTGCTGCGCTCGACGGGCGCCCCCGGCGCGCTGGCCGGCGCGCTCCCCGGCTATAACGACGTCTTCGACCCGGTGGCCCCGCCCGCGGCCCGCAAGTCGCTCGAGGCGCAGGCTCGCGAGAATGCGGGCTACGAGGCGGAGCAGGCGGAGGCGGACGGCGACGACGTGCGACGTCTCCTCAACTACCTCACCGGGACGAAGGTGACCAACTACTCGAAGGGGTGATACTTTTGACGCGCCACTTCCGACTGAAAGGATCCTCATGAGCAACCTGCTCTCCGAGCTTCGCAACACGAAGCCGACCAAGTTCTCGGCCGCCACCGCGGGCTCCGAGGTCACCATCCAGCGCGGCGGCGAGGCCCCCTGGAAGGGCATCGTCGTGGCGAACCACCCCGAGTACGGGCCGAGCCGCCTCCCGGCGATCTACGTCCAGCCCGACGAGGGCGGCGACGCCGAGCTGATCATGGGGAACGGGCGCGCGAAGCTCGTCGTCGAGCGCGCCGCGCTGCGGCCCTCGAAGCCGGTCACCCCCGGCGACGCCGTCGAGCTCACCGCGAAGCCGACCACGAGCACCGCGGTCCTCTTCCACGGGGGGATGGGCTCGGCGAGCTCCATCATCCGCTGGGCGTCCGGCTACGCCGCGATCGAGTACCGCGCGGATCCCGACGACGAGCTGCTCATCCCCGGCGGCGGCACGGACCCCGACGTCGTCGTGCTCCCCGGCGACTACGTCGTCTGCACCGCGAGCAACCGCTTCACGAAGCTCACCGCCAACGAGGCGGCCGAGCTCTACGAGATCAAGCAGCTGGTGGCCGGCTGATGTGGCGCCACCTCGGCACCCAGGCCTTCGGCGTCGTCGTGCTCGCCGGCATGCTCGTCGTGCTCGGCCTCGCCTACGTGGCGCTCTACGGCGTGACGGAAGCAGTCGTCGGCCGCTGACGCGCTCCTGACGCGCAAGAGCCCCCTCCCAGCAGCTGCGGGAGGGGGCTCTGTCGTGCGCTCGAGGTCAGCGCTCGGCCGACGCGATCACCTCGGCCTCCGGGGGCATGACCACGCCGGGGACCGCGCGGGCGATGGCGCTGTTGCGGTTGTCGACGTTCGTCAGCCGCGTCTCGACCCGCGCGAGCGCGCGGGCGATGGCGACCAGCATGAGGTAGTTCCTCGACTGCAGATCGTCCGCGGTGAGGTGCACGTCGTTCGCGTCGACGTGCTGCAGGTCGGTGATGCCCGCACCGAGGGTGTCGAGGTCCTTCTGGATGGCGGTCAGGTCGGCCATGTTCTGCTCCTGGTTGGTGTCGATGAACTTGCGGAAGTAGATCTCGGGGTCGACGGCCACGCCGTTGATGCGGACCTCGAAGTGGAGATGGACGCCGACGACGTTACCGGTCGCGCCCTGCACGCCGATCGCCTCGCCGCCCTCGACCTCGTCGCCCACCGCGACGTCGACGTGCGACTGGTGGCAGTACCACGTCTCGATCCCGGACTCGTGCTCGATCACGGTGCGCAGGCCGTAGGCGCCGGCCATCCCGACCGACGTCACGCGGCCTTTCGCGGCCGCGCGGATCGTGGTGCCGTTGCCCCAGCCGTAGTCCTCGCCGTAGTGGATCGAGGGCGAGCTCGGAGTCGGCTTCGGCCGCCGACCGAACGGCGTGTTGATGTTGCCCGGGGACGGGCGGTTGGTCAGCATGAAGCTCATCGGGTGGTCCTCTCGTCCTGCTTGCGCGACCGGATCTCTGCACGCAGCCTGCCCGCCTCACGATACCCGCGGGCCATCGTGATGCCGATCGCCGTCACACACACCGCGGCCGACCCGTAGACGAGGGGGCGGAGGATCGCGCGGCCCCAGTAGTCGCGGTCGAACCAGACGCCGAGGCTGTTCAGCACGAGCAGCGCGCCGAGCACGAAGAAGAAGCCGGCGAGCACGAGCCCGGCCTGCGTCTCCCAGAAGCGCAGCCGGGTCGCGTAGAAGAACGCGACGCCGAGCGTGACCGCGGTGAGCACGAGCATGAAGACGTTCGTGAACCAGTCAGAGACGGACCACGCCGCGGAGACGCGGGGGAGCACGACGGTGAAGTAGCTGGCGACGTAGTCAGTGACCGAGGTCAGGAAGGGAATCTGGGGCACTGGCGCTCCTCGGTCGGAAGGTGATCGTCACGTCCCGGCCGAAGCCGTTTTCGCGGTAGCGCGCAGAGATCGGCGCCACGATGGACTCTACCCACGACTTCTGCCGCTCGGCGTGCGCGAGCCCGGCCTGAGCCTTCTCGAGCTCCGCCTTCGCTCGCGCACGTTCAGCCTCGGCCGCGGCGCGGATGCGACCGACGTTCGACCAAGGCATCGAGATCATGGCGCCCATCATCCTCCCCCCGGCTGGCGAACCTTCATGGATTCGGTGAAGAAGTAGCCCACGGCCTTGAGAGGCTCCTCGAAAGCGCCGATCGTGTCAGCCTGCTTCTCGATCTGCGCATCCTTGACAGCGATCAGCGCCTTCTGATCGGCGATCAGCTGGTCTTTCACAGTCACGATCGCGTTGTGCTGCGCCTTCGTGTAGACGAGGTTGGTGCCGAACGCGAGCACCGCGAGGATGCAGAAGGCGACGATGCCGCCGTCGCCGACCGCACTCAGAATCTCGCTCACGTGCGCAGCCTACCCGCCGTTGAACGAGAGCGCGTCGAGCGTGCCCATGACGTTCCCTGTCGTCGTCACGCGGACGTACTTCCCCGGGGTCACAGTCGAGGTCACGTCGTCGACGGTGACCAGCTGGACGAGCGTGCCGGCCACGTCCTGCCACGCCGTCAGGCGCACGCCGCCCGTGATCGGCTCGAGGCGGACCTTGATCCGCACGCCGGCCGCGAAGGTCGCGCTGTTGAGCAGTGCGGTCGCCGCCGAGCCGAGCGCCGTCGTGCCCGCGCCGGCCGGGCGGCGGCCGAAGCGGAGCGTGTTGTCGACGGCGAGCGTCGCGCGCCAGAGGCCGATCGCAGATGTGCCGGTCGCGACGCTCATCGACGCGGCGCCCAGGTCGAGGAAGACGGAGGCGCCCGTGAATGCGAGGATCGCGTCGATCTCCATCGTCGTCTTGCCGGGCTGGATGCCGAACGATTCGACGCCGACGCGGGTGACGCCGGCCGTCTGCCACGCGAGCTGCCCGGACCCGTTGATCGCGTAGGCGGTCGGCGTCTCCGTCTCGTAGCTCATCTTCACGCCGCCGTACGCGATGTCCGTCTGGCGGCCAGCGAGCGTCGTCGTCGCCGAGCCGGCGAAGCTGTCCGAGGTGATCGTGCTGATCGTCACCGGGGTCACCGGGGTGGTGCCGCCGCCCGTGCTCGAGCCCGCGCCGGCAGGGATGCCGAGCCGGCGGCGCACGATCTCCGCGAGGAGGTCGTGGCCCTCGTCGCCGAGGTGCACGCCGTCGACCGGGACGCCGTTGGTGCTGGCGAAGAGGTCGAACGGGTCGTAGCCATCACCGGTGCCGGGGATGCCGACCGCGCGGAAGTCGCCGGAGAGGTCGAAGTAGACGACGTCGTCGGGGAACTCGAGCGCGAGCTCGCGCATGATGTTGAGGTAGTCGGACCAGGGGTACAGCGGCGGCTTGTTCTGCGCCGTCGAGTCGAGGCGCTGGAAGGTGCCGAGCAGCACGATCAGGAACGGCTTCTTCGCGGCAGTGAAGCCGTCACGCAGCGCCTGGATCCACCCGCGCATGTTCGCCTTCGACCAGGCCACATTGTTGGTCGTCGTCGAGCGGGACCAGTCGTTGGAGAGCACCATGCACAGCGGGACGGCGAGGCCCTTCGTGGAGGACTGCAGGATCATCTGCTGCACCATCGTGGCGCTGAGGAAGTTCTGGCTCGTCGTCGACGGGATCGCGTAGTTCACGCACTGGATCCCCGGGCCCAGCTGCGGCGGCGTCGAGCTCGAAGGCTTGTCGACGGTCGCGGGCTGCGCGGCGCCGGAGGCGAGCGGGTAGGCGGCCTGCGCGGCCGCCGTCAGCTTGTTCACGAAGCGGTTCGCCTCCGTCGACGCCGCCTGGCCGGCGGGGGTCGACGAGCCGTTGGGAAAGAGGATGATCGGCGCGTCGTTGCGGCGACGGATCGCGCCGTGCAGGCGCGGGAGGGCGCCGGTCACGTCCTTGCCGACGCCGGTCGCCGCGATGCCGTCGATGCGGGTGTTCACGGTCGCGATCTGCCCGTCGACGGTCGTCTTCGTCGGCCGCAGCCCCAGCTGCGTGTTCACGGCCGCCACCTGGTCGGCCACCGCTTCCTGGTCCGCCTTCGACGCGATCTGCGCGGTCAGGTCAGCGACCTGCTCGCCGACCTCCTGGCGGTCCGGGCGGGCGAAGATCGCGTCGTTCTGGATGTTGAACTGCGCGATGACGTCGGAGGCGTTCGCCTTCGCCGCGAGCGCCTGGCTGGTCACCGGGGCGAGGGCGAGCGGGTCGATCCCGTTGGCCGAGCCGAGCACGCCCTCGTAGACCGCCTGCGCCGCGCGCGCCTGGCCGGCCGGGTTCGGGTGCACCAGGTCGGGCTGGCGCAGGCCTTCCTCCATCCACGAGAAGAGGCCGTCGTACAGCCGCGCCGGGATCGCCTTGATCTTCGGGTTCGCGATCGCCGCGACGAGGGAGTAGAGCACGGGCCGGAACCAGGTCGAGATCACCTCGTTGCTCGAGCGGTACTCCGGCTGCGGCGCGCGCGCGACCGCGGCGAACGCGGCCGGGGACAGCAGCAGCGGCGGCGCCATGCGCACGTCCGGGGTGCCGTTCCACGGGTGCACGGAGACGACGATGAGCGGCGCGGCCGCGAGGTTCTCGACCTCGAAGACGAGGCTGTCGCCGGGGGAGAACTCGCCCGCGGTGTCCCGCCAGGTGACCGGCACCGGGGAGTACGGCGCACCCAGCTGGGTGCCGGCGCCGCCGTAGCCGTGGTCGATGGTCGTGTCCGTCTTCACGGCGCGCGCGGCGCTCGCCGGCTCCGACGCCCGGCGGATCCGGGCCGTGTAGTTGGTCCCGGTCCCGTCGACAGGCGCGAGCAGGATCATGGTCGCGCCGGCGCCGATGCCGGCCGGGAACGTGATCGACGCCTTCGCGCCCTGCTGCGTGGTGATCTTCGCCTGGCCGAAGCCCTGGCTCGAGGTGCCCGGCGCCTGGACCGACCAGGCGAGGTCCGACCACGTCCCGGTGCGCACCCAGTTCGAGCGGGCGCTGCGCGACTGCACGAGGCCGAGGAACGCCTCGACGCCGTCCGCGTAGGCGCGGTACGCGGCCGGGCGCCGCTCGGTGCCGGCGCCGACGAAGAAGCCGCCCATCGCCGCGTCGTTCGTGCCGAAGTTCGTCACCACCACCTGGCCGGGCAGGAGGCAGTTCGGGTTGCTCTCGTCCTGCCACTGCGAGCCGCCCTGCTGCACCATCCGCAGGACGACGTCGGACGCCGTCGAGCCGCCGACGTGCTGGATGGTGTTCTTCGTCGCCTGCAGGCGCGCCGGCACGAGCTCGTTGTGCATCACGGCCGGGGGTAGGCCGGCGCCCGTGTCGGCAACGCCGAACGAGTCGCCGCGCCAGGCCCACTCGCGCCCCAGCCACGGCGCCTCCGGCCCGAGGAGGGTCGGCTGGTAGCCGAACGCGCTCCCCGGCGGCAGGGCGCCCGCGGGCACCCTGCCGACGGCGTCGGCGAGGATCAGTCCGTTCGGTCCCCCGATGTCGTCGATCTCGAGGAAGAGGCGGGGGCGATCGGCCATGGGGGTCGACTCCTAGGTGGGGGATCAGAGGGTGGGCTGACGGGTGCCGACCTTGGGGATGCGTCGGTACTTGATGAGCGTCTTCAAGATCGCGTTCGCGATCCGCTTGTGGCCGAGCTTATTGGGGTGCAGGCCATCGTTGATGCGGACCGAGTAGTCGCCCGCCGGCATGGCCGCGTCGATGTCGGCGCCGGAGACGACGACGAGGCCCTTCCAGCTGGCGAACGGCGCGAGCGCCTCCGCCATGTAGCCGCGGAAGCGCTCCGCGGTCGCATCGTTCGGCTTCGGGTCGTCGTAGTTGTCGTAGCCCTGGGGGACCGGGAAGAACGGCCGCGTGACCGTCGACTTGCCGGGCGGCACCATGATGACGAACGGCATGTCCGCCTCGTCCTCGTACCAGGGGAGGAAGGCGTCCACGATCAGCGGCTGGCCGGACGTGCCGGTGTGGGTCAGCTTGAGCGTGTGCGTGCGGTTCCCGAGGTCGCGCAGGTGCACCGGGACGATCGTGTGGCGCGCGCCCGACTCCGGCATGAGCGCGGTGTCGTGGCCGTGGTTCACGGTCGTGCCCGTGATCGGCGTCCCGCCGTCGACGGAGACGGAGTAGGCGGATCCGCGGCCGTCGATCGGCGCGAGGAGGATCAGCGTGCCGCCCGAGCCCGGGAAGGTGATCGAAGTCGTCGAGCCCTTCACGGTCGTGCTGCGGGTGCGGGAGCCGTACTTCACCGGGGCATCCGTCCACGTGCCCGTCTCGCCGCCGGCCGTGGTGTAGAGGAATCCTCGCGAGCGATAGATGCCCGCGAGCGCCGAGAGGCCGTCCTTGTAGCACAGCTCGCCGTTCACGCCCGCAGCGTGGAAGTGGCCGAAGTCGTTGCCGCCGGAGAGCATCGAGACGTTGTCGTAGACGCCCGGCTTCCATTTCCGCACGATGTTGCGGAACGGCGCGTCGGTGATGTGCCGCAGCGCGAGGTCCTGCGTCGTCGACTTGCCGATGTGCCGGTTGACGGTTGCGCGGCCGATGCCCTTCGGGTACGGCGCCGGCGACGGGCCCGTACCCGTCCAGCCGGTGCCGATGAGCGCCACCCAGATGTCGGCCGGGTAGTAGTCGATGCCGGAGACGGTGTCGGAGATGCCTTCGGGGCGCTTGGACTGGATGCCGGACGAGTCGCCGTCGGCGAACCAGAGGCTGCCCGTCCAGTCCGCGATGCTCGGGTCGCCGACCGGCGTCGGCGTCGGGGTCGGGTCGGTCGGATCCGTGGGGGCCGGGTCAGGGTCGGGGTCCGGCGTCGAGCCGTCCGACGTCGGGTAGCTCGAGCGGCTGATCGAGCCGTGCGTCGGCGAGCCGGCCTTGGAGTAGAACGTCGGCACCGGCTCCCCGTCGGAGAGCAGGTAGCTGTCCTTCTCCCAGTTGTACCGCCCGCTGCCGGAGATGTTCTGGTACATGTACTGGGGCTGGCGGTTCGTGCCGGTGCCCTTCGGCGCCACGTGGTCGCGGCTGATCTGGAAGGTGTAGCCGTCGGTCGACCAGAACTCGCAGCCGCCCGCCTTGTTGGAGTCAGAGTTGACAGCGCGCTCGTACTCGTAGTCGTTCCGGCGGATGCGCACCTTCGGCTTCACGCCCGCCGCGGCGGCCATGTTGAACAGGATCGGCGCGCGGTTGAAGCGCTCGAAGACGTTGTCGAAGATGTCCATGTCGACGGCGCAGCCGGACACGCCGACCGAGTCCCACGGCTTCGACTTGGGCAGGCCGGCGTCGCGCAGGCGGTTGCGGAGGACAGACACCTTGTGGTTGGAGCTCTCGGCGGGCAGGTTGCCGGCGTTGATGCCCGCGTCCTGGAAGCCGATCACGGTGTTGTCTTCGACCACGATGTGGTTGAAGACGGGGGATCCGGGGATGTGCACGGAGGCGACGACGATGCCCGCCTGCGAGCCGATCAGCACGTTGTTCTTGATGATCGTGCAGAAGCTGCGGGTGCCGACCGCCTTGCGCCCCTGGTCCTTCATGCCGCCCGCCATCGAGCCGGCGATGAACGAGTCCTGCAGCACGTCGCGCAGCGACCCCTCGTGCAGGTCGAAGGCGTTCGCCCAGCAGTCGAAGGCGAAGATCTTCGTCACGCAGTCGCGCGCGGTGCCGATCGCCGCCATCGCGAAATCGGACCGGCTCGCCGCCGGGAGGGTGAGCGGGTGGATGCTGGTCTGGTAGGGGTTGTTGGTGTAGAAGTGCCGGCCGCGGCCGCCGAACAGCTGCGCGCGCCCGTTGTCGCTCGCGCCGTAGCGCTCTACGACGTAGCCGAGCGCGGCGATGTCGAGCTCGGGGTCGTAGTCCGGGTTGGGGACCGTGGCCCCGCTCGAGTCCTTCATCGTCTCCGACATGAGCCGGGCGTCGGAAGGGAAGTCGAGGCACCGGGCGCGCACGTCGAAGTTCGGGGTGCCGGCCAGCAGCACGCCCGTCGTCCAGAGGTGCTTGAAAGTGACGTCGACCTCGGGCGCGTAGCAGTTGCCGATGCCGAGCATCTTGACGCGGTCGCGGCGGTTCAGGTTCGACTCGGGATCCACGCCCGACGTCTCGAAAGTCGGGCCCTTGATCGAGAAGACGAGGTCAGGGAGCTTGCGCAGCACCAGCGTCGGCGCGTCCGGGGTGGCCGGGTTCGACGTGAAAGTGTCCTCGAGCGGCATGCCGTGCACGAGGATCGTGCCCAGCGCACCGGTCGGCTCGTCGGCGATCAGCGTGCCGATCTTCACGTCCTTGACGTAGAGCGCGTCCGTGCTGTTGAAGGTGCCGGTGAGGTTCTCGAAGAGGAGCTGACCGTAGGTGGTCTGCTTGCTCGAGTTCTGGGCCGTCTTCTGGAAGCCCTTGAGCACGCCGCGCGCGCCGGCGACGCCGGAGCTCGACTTCTGCACGACCGTGTCGCCTTCGGCGAACAGCTTCCCGACGACCAGCTGCGTGCGGAACATCACGCCGTGGATCGGGATGTGCGAGCCCTTGAGGACGGTCCCCTTCACCTCCGAAGACCAGATGTACTTGTCGCCGGCCCACGTGTTCTCGAGGCGCCAGCGCTCCTCCGAGCGCACCTTCTGCAGCGACGCCTGCGAGTCGGGGACGATCTGCGTCGTGTAGATCGAGTCGGAGTTGGCCGGCTTGCCGGTGCCCTCCCAGCCGAACGACGTGCCCGTCACCATGCGCACGGCGAAGCTGTCGACCGTGTCGTGGAAGAAGGTCAGCGCCGTGCCCATCTCGCGCGACGGCGGGACGAGGAACCGGCCCGGGCCCCAGATGCGCGCGTTCTTGTTCTTGCCGGAGACGACCCGGGTGATCGTGTACGTGCCGGCCACGTACACCGACTTCCCCGCCGTGTGCGCGGCGGCGATCGCCTTCTCGAGCTTCTCCTCGGTCGTCCCGGTGAAGTCTTCCGGGCGCACCGCCCCCATGTCGCCGAGCGGGTTCGTCGAGCCGCCGGGCGCGAGCGAGAGGTACGCGGCCGGGATGACGTTGTCCTCGTTCAGCGGGGCGAAGCCCCACTGCGTCTTCTTCTGGTACTCGTCGAGCGCCTCCGCGAGCGCGTACGCGCTCAGATCCAGGTTCGCTGCCGGCACCTTCCCGTCCTGCAGGCGGGCGTAGTTCACCAGCTGCAGCAGCTCCTCGGGGACGAAGCGCTTGCCCGTGCCCGGCTCGATCGAGAGCTCGACGTAGTTGGTCAGCGCCTCGTCGAGCAGGTCGCGGGTCAGCAGGTTGTCGAGCTCGGAGCGGTCCGCCTTGTCGTCGAAGCCGACGACGTAGGGGAAGTCGGCCGGGCCGGCCAGGTTGCCGGGCAGGGTGCCGGCGAGGCGGATCGTGCCGTACGACGTCGGCGAAGCCTGCGGGATCTCCACGACGGTTCCATCCGGTCCGGGGGCGAAGCGGGACACCACCCAATCGGTGGTCGCGATGGCGCCCGGCACCGGGGTGGCGCCGGGGAAGTCGGCGGTCGGCTGGCCGGTCAGGTGCGCGTTCGCCGCGTTCGCCTTGAGATCCAGGTCCGCGTCGATGTCGGCGCGGGTGACGAAGTCGTCCAGCTGCGCGCCCAGGTCCTCCACCCGCGACGTGTCCGCCTTGCCGCGGATCACCTCGTCGATGGGGTTGCCGTCCATCGTGATCGCGCTCGCGTCGTGGCCGTGCTCTGTCGGCGGCCGCGCGTCCGTCAGGCGCGAGTCGTTGCCGGCGACGGCGTCAGCCGGGCCCGAACCGATCGTCGGCGGGAACGTGGCCGGCTTGCCGGAGATGCCGCCCTCCCAGGCCACCACCCCGCCGTCGCCGCCGGTGGGCAGGTCGCCTTCCGCGTACGCCGCGATGACCGTCGCCCGGCCGTCCCGCAGGCGGCCGAGCGGGTCGCCGGTGACGCCGACGCGGCCGCGCACGCCGAGCGCCGCCGCCTCCGCGTCCGCCGCCGCCTTCGCCGCGACCGCCGCCAGGCGCGCCACCTCCGACGTGCTCGCGCCCGCGCGGACCGCGTCAGCGAGAGCGGCCGCCGCCGACGCGGCCGCGCCGCGCGCCGCCGTCGCCGCGTCCGCCGCCGCGCTGCGCGCCTGCTGCAGGCTCTCCGGCGTCAGGTCGATCGTGCCGGCGCTGCGCAGCCGCGACACGTCCGGGACCAGCTGCAGCGGGGTCAGGCCGTCCGGCACCGAGAAGACGATGTCCTCGACGTCGTCCGTCGTCGGCCCCGACTGCGGGAACGACCAGGTGTAGGTGAAGTCCTTCACGATCCGGCCGAGGCCGTCCGTCATCCCCGACTGCGAGGTGATCGGGAGCCGGATCGAGCCGAGCCCGTTCACGATCGGCGCCGAGATCGGCTTGCGGAACAGGCCCGCCGGGCCGAAAGCGAACGAGATCTCGACCGTGATCTGCGCGCCGCGCATGTTCAGCGGCGTCCCCGCCGAGTCGAGCAGCGGTCCGACACGAACCTCGCGAGTGCGCAGGGAAGGAGGGTAGGCCATGCGTGCAGGGTAACGCACGAGAGCCCCCGACCTCGTAGGTCGAAAGGCTCTCGTCTTGCTGGCTCCTCTGAGTGCAGCAGAGGGACTGGCGCGCGGTGTCAGCCTAGCGCTTGACGGCGTTCGGCGTCTGGTAGACCCCGAAGCCGACGCCTGCCGTGGTCACGACCGCGGCCATGATCGACAGCACGACGGTGGTGGTGCCGTCCGTGATCAGCGGCATCGCCGCCGTCAGGCCCGACCCGACGAGGGCGATGATGAAGCCGACCTGCGCCTTCGTCGACTCCGTGACCGGCGGCACCGGGACCACCTGCAGGTACTCGGGGATCGGCAGGCCGGCCCGCTCGTAGACCTCGCGCTGCGCCGCCTGCTCGGCGATGTAGCGCTCCGCCAGCTTGCGAGCCTCCGCCTGGCTCAGCGCGATGTCGTCGCCCGCGAGCTCGTGGCGGCCCTGCTCTTCGCCGTCGTAATCGGCCATGATGTTCTCCTTCTGGTGGTGGTCAGGTGCGGCGCTCGAGGCGCACGCGGATGGTCAGGTGGTAGTCGACGATGCCCGCCATGTTCGGGACGGACAGCTGCACCGCGAGGTAGTCGGTGGTGCCGTTGAGCTCGACCAGCTGCAGCGCGATCGCCGTCGACGCGCGGGCGTTCGCCGGGGGCGCCGCCTCGATCGCCTGGCGCAGCGCCGAAGTGTTCTTGCGCAGCTCGAGCACGCGCGAGCCGGTGCCGTTGCCGCCCCAGCCGCAGTCGACGGTGACGGAGTAGAAGCCGCGCACCTTCGGGGTGATCCGCTCCGTCGTCACCGAGGCGCTGTGCCAGTCGCCGAGGTCCGAGATCTCCACGTAGGGGAGATTCCGATCCGCCTCCGGCTCGCCGATCGAGCCGACCAGGCGGGTGCGGTTCGTCTCGAACATGTAGCTGTCCGACGTCGCCAGGAACATGAACTGCGCCGACGCGACCGCCTCGAGCTCGTCCAGGCGCCCGCGGTCTTCCGCGACAGCCGCCTCGATCCCGTCCAGGTTGCCGTTGTAGACCCCGACGTCCCACTTCTCCTGCGAGCCCGGGATCGGCTTCACGGCCTGCGTGTTCTCGAGCGGCGGCATGTAGCCCATCGCTCACTCCCCTCTCGACGGCGGCAGAGCGCTCGTGCGCACCGACTCTACAGCGAGGGTGTTCTGCAGCCTCGTGGCGAACTTCGTCATGAAGCCGGCCGGGAGCTCCGCGGCGTGCTCGTCCAGCAGCGCCAGCAGCTCGTTCAGCACGCGCGCCATGTCGACTTGAGGCTTATTCGGGTCGTACTCGCCGCTCATCTGCAGCGAGAACTTGATCGCCCCCAGGTCCTCCTTCTCCACGAGGCTCGCCAGCGACTGCCGCGCCGTCACCGTGCTCGCGAACTCGAGGTCCTGCTCCGCCCGGCGCCGCACCTCCGCGCGGAACTCCGGCTGCTGGTTCCATGCGCGCCACTTCGTCTGCGTCACGCCGATCGCCAGCAGGCGCCGCTGGTGGTGGAAGCCCTCGCCGCCCGCGTTGAAGTAGGCGACGATCGCATCCATCTGCTCCGACGACAGCCCGCCGCGGCGCAGCGAGATCCCCCGCGCCGCGGCCGCCGCCAGGAACTTCGGCTCCTCGAGCAGCAGCGCCACCCGATCGCGCGGCCACTTCTCGTCGTCCGGGAACGCGCTCATCACCGTGTCGACAGTCACATCCAGGCGGTCGCCTTGCAGGCGCTCCGCCGCGTTCAGCACCCGCTTGAAGAAGCGCTCCGCCACCGACTCGCTCACCGGGGACGCGCCCCGCAGCGAGAACGGGCCCGAGCCTGCTACATCACTCATCGCTGCTCCACCATTCCTTCCCGCACCAGCAGCAGCGGTGCGCTCCCGTGTGACCTTCCGGCCACGGTCCGATCCGCAGACAGTAGTGCGCGCCGCCGAGATCGCAGACCAGCGGCTCGCCGTCCTCGTCGTGCGTGCCCTTCGTGGCGCACGACGCCCTGTTCACGGCCGTGCATCGCCGGGCCCCGGGGGGAGCTCGGACAGCGCGGCCACGTACGCGTCGCCCAGGTCGAAGGCCTCAATCAGGCCCATCGCCAGCGTCTGCGGCAGGCCGTCGCGCTTGCGCAGGCCTTTCTCGTACTGGTCGACGGTGCGCTGCGGGAGGTGCAGGGCGCTCGCCAGCGACGTCGGCGTCGGGTAGCCGAGATCCCGCCGCCACGCGACGAAGCTCCCGTACGAGGCCAGCACCGCCGGTGAGAGATCCAGCACCGCGCGCTGGCGCAGCGACAGCGTCGGCTTCTGCCGGCGGCGCCACGCCTGCAGCTGCGGGCCCAGCGAATCCGCCGGCACGCCCAGGGCAGCTTCGAGGCGGCGCAGCGTGCTGGGATCCGGGAACCGGGTGCGGCCGCCTTCGATCGCGATCAGCGTCGAGCGGTTCACCTTCGCCATCGCCGCCAGGCGCGCCGCCGGCATCCGCGCGCGCAGCCGCGCCAGGCGCAGCGGGTGATCCTGCGGCACGGTGCTCACTGGTACTCCTTCACGTAGGTCAACAGGCGCTCGGCGGCGACCGCGGGGGTGTGCCCGTCGTACTCGGGGGCGCGGTCGACGGCCGGCACGTAGAACAGGTCCCAGTGCTCGAGCTTGTAGTGGTTCGTGATCTGGCCGGTCGGCAGCTCCGCGACGACGACGAACCAGCCACCGCCGAAGCAGAGCTCGCCGTCGCTGTGCCGGGTCGACTTCCTGACCTTCACGGATCCGCTGTGGTCCCACTCGTTGAACAGAGCCGCGTTGTAGAGCAGCCGGTAGTGGTAGAGCTCCTGCATCGTGTGGTGCTCGTCGCGCGGAGTCTCGATCGCGTCCGCGCCGGCCAGCAGCATCGCGGAGATGTCCTCGGCGGCCTCCTTCGGCGCAACCAGGTGCACCGCGGTCGCGGCCAGGCGCATGTTCTCGGGGGTCGGCTCGTACATCACTCAGCCGCCCCGAGGTCGACGCTGCGATCCGGGTCCACCGCGGTGACCAGGTCCCAGCTCAACACCATGCCACCGGTGGTCAAGGAGGCGTGGTCGCCCTCGTGGCCGGGGATGCCGTGGCACGGCTCGACGGTGAACGGGTCGCGGTTCTGGTGGTTCACGAACTCGTGCAGATCGGGCGGCAGCTCGGCGCCGCAGGTGGTCGCAGTCATGGGGGCTCCTTCGAGTCGGTAAGTGACCCGTCAAATGTATCACCATGCGGGCGGGATCCGCATCATCCTGGGGGGTACTTGAAGCGGAGAAAAAGGCGGGGGGTACTTTGCCGGCAATGCATTCGGGGCTATCGGGGCTTATCGGGAAAAGTATTAGTCAGTAATGCGGAATGGCTTATCTGTAGAGAGAGGCGTGGCAATAACAATTGGAATGGTAGCGACCCCGTCGACATGCATCGCGGAGGCCGAAAGTTGCCCGGATCCGGCAGGCATGGCAAGCTATTCATTGTCAGCAGGGAGGGGGACCGCCCCCCACCCCGACACCCCCGCCCCGGGGGGTCGACCCCCCTGCACCCCTCACACCTCGGAGCCCACCATGCACGCCGTCACCCCCGCCCCCTCCTCCACGCTGTCCTTCGTCGAGGCCATCCTCGTCGGCCGCACGTACTCGCACCGTGGGCGCCACGTCGAGGGCCTGCCCTCCGCCGCCACGTACCGGGCCGAGGAGAAGGCGATCCGCCGGGCCGTGCGCCGCAACGGGCGCTTCGTCCCCCGTCACGAGGTCGAGCTGATCCTCGACTACGTCGAAGACGCCTTCGCGATGGGCGCCCGCATCCGCCTCCGCCTCGCCGCCTGATCCACCCCCGGCCGGGGGTGCCCCGCCCCCGGCCGCTCGACTCCACCAACCCATCTGATCTGAGGAGATCTCGCCATGCACGACTACTCGACCGACTACGCCGCCGCCGAATACCGCCCCGTGTCGCAGGGCATCGCTGACTACTGCTCCGCCGAAGGTCACGTGACCGGCGCCGTCGAGACGTTCGACCCGGACCTCTGCGCCCGCTGCGGTGCCGTGGTCCGCCCCGCCCCGATGACCGGCATCCTCCGCCAGATGGCGGCCGGTCACGCGGCCCGCACGGGTCACGTGCTCGACGCCGAGTTGATCGACAGCCCGACGCCTGGCGTGCGGACCATCCGCCGCCGCTGCTGCTGATCCACCCCCGGCCGGGGGCACCGACGCCCCCGGCCGCTCGACTCCACCAACCCATCTGATCCATAGGAGGAT